GCCAATGTTAACTGCGCCGCTGATACCAGCACCACCAGTTAATACCAATGCACCAGATGTTGTGCCTGCCGATACTGTACCGGGTGTGTTAAATGTTGCAACAATGTTGGCTGCATTCACCCCGCCCGATAAGATTTTAACACTACGGGCCGCGGTAGTTGCACCCAATACCAAGTTACCACCAAACTGTGATGTTAGGTTACCTTGAGTATACAAGTAGGCATCGTTTGCATACAAGCTAGTACCGAGACTGTTGTTTGGGTTAGTTCCATCATATCCAGAACCTGCAATACCTAAGTCAACGTAGTTAGCAACGTCTGTTCCGTTGTTAGCAGTCGCTACATAGTCTGTGGTAGATTGGTTACCAGCATTGATGTTCTGGCTATTAATTTGTGCATAGCCATTGTAGTTTTCCGAGAACTGCGATACTAACTGAGGGAGTGCTGTAAACCCAACAGGAATACCTGCGTACAATGCACCAAAGCCAGTTGTTGCATTACCAACAAAGAAACCAGCGCTGGTAGTAATAATGTTACCAGTAGCTGTTGTAATGTTACCAAATACGTTAACGTTGCCGCCAACACCAACCCCACCTGTTACAACCAATGCACCATTGGTATATGCAGTGCTAGCAGTACCGTTAGTAAATGTTACTAATCCACTTGCCGATAATGTAGTAAATGCAGCCGATGATGCAGTTGTGCTACCAATTGGAGTGTTTTGTATGCTACCTGCTGTAAGCACACCCGAGATAGTTTCCGAAATACTAGTAATGTTACCAACTTTTACGTTAGCATACCCACTGTTGTTAATAGTACTAACACCCGTACCAGTGTCAGTTGTAGTTATAGCTTCAAATGCTTGGTCAGCTTCTACCCAGCCCCAGAATGTGTTAACTGAACCGTAGTTGCTTAATGTAGATAAGTTACGGTTTACAAGAATACCAATATCATATCCAGTCAACGAACCAGAATAGTTATTGTTAAAAACAACAACAGGGTCGTTAATGTAAGTGTTAATAGAATTAAGCTGAATGTAGTTGTTGGATACTGTCAAGTTACCAAGAATAGTAACGTTTGAGTTCAGAGTTAAATTCGCATTAAAGTTTGTACCTACTAGCGTTCCGTTCGCTATTTTTTGGTAGGTAATTGTGCTATCAGTAATCTGATTATTCTTAATTCTAGTTACGGCCATTCTGTTCAGCTCCAAATATTAGTAGTATTTAGCCAAAAGGAATGCTTTATGGGTTGTGCCCACAAAATTAATTAGATTTGCTTTTAGTAGCCGCCGGTTAGCGGGCTACGCTTCCATGTGTTTGTAGCTGTACAAACATAGATGTAGTTGGCATCCCAACAGATTTGGCCTACTGTGCCCACTGCATTAGATGCTTTTGTTGTCTGTGGTGCAGATAAAATGCCGCTTAGGGTAATATTACCCGATACAACTAAATCATCTGCCAGTGTTGAATTTAAATTTACAGTGCCGCCTAAGAAACGTACATCAATGACGTCTGATACCAATGGAATTTCGGTAAATGTAATTTGTGTTCCACTTACTGAATAGGATGTACCGGGCTGCTGTAATGTACCGTTAATGCTAACTAAAATACCAACTGTAGTCGATGATTGATCTAGCGTAAAGGTAGCATTGGTGCCATCGCCTGTAATCTGTTGGTCAGTAATGGTGTTAGTCACCGGAACCCAAACTGTCCCGTTAAAATATTCAATTTGGTTTGTGTCAGTGTTATACCGAATATACCCTACTGCACCAGCTGGGCGATTACCAGTATTACCTACTGGGATTTTAATAGACCCTGTACCAGACAATGTAATTACATTGCCATTTATATTTGTTATTGAGTCAGCATGCAAGTTACCTACTAAATTAGTAGCAGTAACATTACCGGTAATTGTTGCTGTTGTTCCGAATACGTTTCCTATCACATTGCCGACTGTGATATTTCCTGTACTTGGGTTGATTGTAAATGTGCTGGTAGTATAGGTTGCGCCGTTACCACTGGCCTTGTCTACCAGCTGAGGATAGTACACAGCGTTAGTCGATGTTGCAGTAAAGCTGTCATACAAACCAACGTTGGCAGTATCAACGGTACCGTTAATATGACCGTTAATATTTCCTGAATAAAAATTAGTTACAGTGGCATATGTCGCAGATACATTGGCTAGATTATTGATGTAGCCACCTGTTAGCACCACGTTACTTGAACTAAAGTTAGTCACTACACCAGTAGTAGATTGTACATTAGTTAAACCAGTTGCAGATCCACCTGAGATAGTTGCAGTTGAGATACTGGCGCTTGTGGCACTTAAAGTATTAAATGACGCTGCCGATACATTAGCCGTTGTAATGTAAGCCGTTGGTACTACCAAGTTGCCACCTACATTTAAATTGGCCTGCACACCAGCGCCGCCATAGACTACAAACGTGCCAGATGCAGTGTTGGCAGATTCTGTACCAGAGTGGAAGAAAGTTGCGGCATTATGATCAGTGTTAATACCGCCGGTGATGATTACAAGATTTCTGCCGTGCACTGTTGTACCAATAACCAAGTTGCCGCCAATGTTCGCTGAGGTATTTCCTTGTGCGTACAGGTATGCATCGTTAGGGTACATTACGTTGCCTAGACTATTATACGGACTGTTTGGATCGTAACCTGACCCTGCAATACCTAAGTCAACGTAGTAGGTTGTGTCAGTTCCATTGTTTGCTGTTGCAACATAATCTGTTGTTGCATCACCACCGGCATTGATGTTCTGTGTGTTGATCTGTGCATAGCCATTGTAGTTCTCTGAGAACTGAGCAACTACCTGCGGTAGTATGCTGTAACCACTAGGTATACCAGCATACAATGCATTAAATCCTGTGATAGTGTTACCAACAAAGAATGCACTATTCAATGTTGTAATGTTACCAGTAGCAACTAAAATATTGCCGCCTACAGTCAGGTTACCAATTACTGACGCAGAATTCGAAACTGTTAATGTACCAGTAGTTAGAATGCTACCGGTTGAATTAGTAATTGTGCCAAGTAACTGGTTTAAGTCTGCAATGGCATCAGTTACGGAAATTGTTGTTGACAATGATAATGCATTAGACAAACTACCCTGAGTGTTTGTTCCAAGTGCAATGTTGTTGCCAGTAAACCCATCAAGGCCCGACAAATAATTTAAGTTACCAAACTTTAATGTCCCACTACCATCAGTATAAACAACATCGTAATTACTGCCGCCAGTGATTGAAATATTTGATATTGATCCTAAACCAATGACTCCGGAGTTACTGGAAATAGTATTACCAAGAATTATTAAGTTGGCTAGCTTAACGTTACCGGGACTGTCTAGACTGTATTGAGGAGTTGGGTTGTTTATACCAACGCGGCGATTGCCTACGCTAGCATAAACTAAATTTCCGTCAATGGCCAAATCAACACCCTGGCGTTCCAGGTTGCTAAACAACATTTGACCGGTAATACGTTGTATTGCCATTTACAATCCTCAGGCAGCGTCAGTGCTGTTTAAATTGTGAATGATAGTAATACGGTTTGGATTAATACCAGGTGCAGGTGGTGCGCTTGTAAATGTAATTGTTGTTCCTGTTACAGAATAGTTTGTAGTTGGAGTTTGATATACGCCGCCAACAAATACAGCAATCGAATCAGCTGAAGTTTCCGACTGTGCCATTGTAAACGCAGTAGTTGTGCCATCGCCCACCAGGTCATCGATTACCAAGGACACAGATCCGATCTTGGCAACTTGGTTCCATGTGCTGTTGTAATAGAATTCAACTTTGTTATTAGTTGTATTAAATCTAATCAAACCGTTAACAGGAGTATCACCTATAGAAGTTGTTGCAATAGGTAAACGTGCTGCCAATGAGCCTGGACTAATATCAGGGTTCTTAAGAAGTTTTCCCATTATTAGATTCCGATCGAACTTACTGTGGCAGTGATTGAGTTTGCGGCGCTACAGTTGGCATCAATTTGATCACCGTTTGCTAAAATAAACTTTTCAGCGTAAACGATATAAGTGTTTTGTCCAGTGATGCTTAGGTTTGTATAGATTGCATTACCTGCGCCAGCAATGTTGCCCGATGGTACTAGATATACGTTAGCGGTTACTGTTGCACCGGTTGTGTTGCACAAGTGAATAGTAGTAATAGCACTGCTGCCACTACTTGTATAAATGCTCGAGGCTGTGCCCGATGTTAAGACTGTATTTTTAATTGCCATTGTAAATCCTTATCCGAAAATAATGCTGTACTTAATTGCAGCACTTTGAGTAGCTAGTTCCGACGATGCAGTTGTATCGTTTACTACATATAATCCCGAGCCACCACCGCCAGGGGTCTTAGAAAATACAGTGTTATATCCTGAATATGCAGGAGGATCGATAGTAGTTGTTTGTATTGCAATGTTGTCGTCAAACCTGACATTACCATTGCTGCTGCTGTAGATACTGTATGCCAACATATCTAAGTTTGCTGTTAAAGTCAGACCGCCAGTTGGACTTGCAATAGCAATATTAGAAAAGGTAGAACCGTCGGAAGTAACTTGCCACTTATCAAACGTTTCGTCCCAACGTATCTGAACGTTAGCTAATAGTCCACGATCGATTTCGATGCCTGCATAACCCGACGATACTCCAGACCCAACTTCGCCCTTGTTTAGGGTAATGATGTTGTCTTTAACGTTGGTGTTTGTACTAGATACCGAAGTAGTGTTGCCAGTTACAATAAAGTTACCATTAACTGTCATTAAGGGTACATTTATTACATAACTGTCAGAAACATTCTTTATTGTTGCCATCGCGAAAACCTTGTTTTAGTATATTTAGCCCAAACAAAAAGAATGTTTTTTCAAAAGAAAAGCGGCCGAAGCCGCTTTCAGCACAATTATATTAATTACGCAGATTGAACTTGAACAAAAGTCGCATCAGGTGCAGCTAAATGATAACGGAACTTAGTACCGTTAAAATCAGACACAAACTTGTTAGAAATACGGTTGGCATATGTACTAGTTGTAACTGTTACACCAGTTGCTGCTGCTACGTTGCCAATTGTACCGATAGTGAATGTGCTACCGTTAACTGCGGTAACTGCAACCACGCCGCCAATGTTGGCACTTGGACTAGTCCAGATTACATAGTCGCCAACACGTGGCATAGCCACTGGGCCAGTAACTGCTGTACGAGTGTCATACGTTACGGTTGTGCTTGTTGCTCCACCAGCTACGTTGGCTGCTGCGATATTAGCTGCCGCAGTGTTTAAATTAACAAGAATGTTCATCTGACCGGCTACTAAGTTAGGGTTGTTAGTTAATACGCAGGTGCCGTTTAAAGTACCATCAGTGACTTTAAACTTGTGTGCACCTTTTTGACGCACAATGCTACCAGCTAGAGAACTTCCACCAGTTACGTAAACTTGGGGTTGAATTTGTAAACCAGTTTGGCTAGTTAGGCCGCCTGTGCCGCCAATGTGAGACCCGTTTACCAATGTTGGGCTAACATATTGGTCATGAATTCCACTGTTTGTTTTTGTAATTTTTAATTTATTTGCCATTTTATTTTTCCTTTATTAAATAGCGTTCTAGGCTACACGGAGTGGTGCTCCGAGAGTTCTTATGAACTATATATTTATTGCATCTTAGAAAAAAGATAGTCAGCCCAAAGCTGATGACCGGCTGGGTTGGGATGATATGTACTGCCTTTTAAATTGTATTCACTAGCTCCAAGGAAATTCCATCTGTATTCTACTAGCTGCATTATTTCCAGGAACTCTTCCTTAAACTCAGTCTTCATATAATAATCATTCAATGGCCCAGTGGCCATTTGTCCCACAAACGGGACTACTTTAAAATATCGGTCAAATTGTATTTTGTCTTGTATTACATCACACCAGGTTTTATCAAGTAAAAACAAACGCTTGTTTTCTTCCCATACATCCGTAAATGCCCTGGTCACATACCAATGAACAGTTGGATGACGATTAACAATTGTTTCGATACTGTTAAACAAATAACGCTCAACCTGTACAAGAAAATACTTTAAGGTAGCAGAATTATCTGCAAACGATTTATATATAGGCCCTAGATCAACAGACCGATTATATCTTGCTTCCCTTAGATCCTCAGTTAGTGTTATCACAATATGCACTGATTTGTATTGATACAAAAAGGGCTGTATTGCTTCTAACTTTTCTAACATCCAGTAATTGCTACAGCCAGGGCGAGCTATATTAACCCAATCTGCACCCATATGATCTGCTAGCTTCCTTCCGTATATTTGAGTAAGCCTAACAGGATCGTCACTGGCCTTGTCCCAATCAATACAGCCCAGATGATCACCCCATGTCCAACTGTCACCGACGGTGATCAATAAAGTATCTTTGTCTTGTATATCTTCGTGATACCAACGTCGATATGTATAGGGATTAGCCGGATCATAATTGCTTTGTTTATGATCTATTGCATCTTCTTCAGTTAATGTCTTGTAAAATTTATACATTGAAAAGTTCTCTTAGTCTTGTATCGTAAGGAATAGCATGCAAGCATCGTTGATTGTATATAAAAATATCTTGATAATCAGTATACAGCTTGGGAATGTCCAAAGACTGTAATCTGTTAAACTCCTTGGTTAATGCTGCAAATCTATCAGCTGGATTCTCTATAGTGTCAAAGCTGTAATTAACAAACGGAGCCAATTGAAACCCTAGTTCTCTAATACGTTGTATGCTTCCAGGATTGGCAAACGGCAAGATAATGTGCCCTTTAATCAATGGGTCAAATGTTTTTTCCGTTAAGTGTATTAGCTCGGGTTCTACGCAATTACTTTCCACATAGATGCTGATATAACTGTCTAGGTAAAAATGATTAGGTACAGGACTAAATGCACCAACTACACTTTCTGGCTCTAAGTACAATCCCTGACTTCTATTTGATATATAGCCGTCGAGGTCTTTTACGTATTCGTATAGATCTTTTCTCCATCCGTACTCTCGTCCCAATAAACTCATAAACAATTTAGATCTATTATTGATAAAATCTAACTCGGGAACGTGGTATCCTTGATACATGAAATGATGCAAGTGTAATGACTCAGGAATAGATTCTGTGTAGTATGCTTTAAATCTGTTCCACATAAAGTCCCATGGGATTATTTTCACGTTGGATAATTTTAACTTAGGACTTTGGTTTACAGTGAGATATACTTTGTTAGGGTGATCGAAGCTGGATACAAATTTACAAAATCTCTGATGGTCGTGATCGCTTGTATTAACTAAGTCATAAAATACCACCGTGCGGGCTTCTTGTGCTAGATGTGTTGTAGTAGTTTCCCATACCAATTTATGCGAGTTGTAGTGATCTACTAGAGGATAAAAATAAACATCGTCGGGAAGGTTACTGGCGTCTAATCCCAGTAACTTCATATGAAAAGGTAAATCGTCGCCTTCAATACCTTGTGTATTTTTCGGAATATACTGCATTTAGAATTTCTGCTATTTGAATGTGCCCGTGTTGATTAGGGTGAAACAGCTTGCCTAAAAAGAATTGATTTGTAGTAATTGAGGGCAAAGAGTATTCTTGCCCAGTTAGTGCATAAGTTATAGTACCATCACATACGGTTCTCATATCCACAATATTTGCGTATTGACCTAGGTCAATTGACTGAAAATAGCTAAAAAATAGGCAGTCTATATCGTTGTTGTTGCAGTACTGTTGAAATGCAAATATTGTCTGTGCAGCAATGAAATTGTTATATTCACTGCATTCAACCGTACGATACATTTCGTTTGCCAATGATTTAAACTCGTGTACTACTTCAGGCGGACGCCCGGATCGATGTATGTTGCCCGTACGGTAGTTTGCTTCGGGAGTAATGTTAACAAACTCTTTGAGATTATTACTGTAGGACAAGTACCTAGTGGGACCAGACAATCCAACCATGAATATCTTTTTATAATCTTGATATTGATCAGCTTGGTTTATATAGTCAAATAATTGAACTGTTAAGTGTCCTATACTGCTGGCAGGACAACTAAGGTTTAATGCTTCTGCGGATTTCTTGCGGGCAAGATGTGCTAACCAATTTTGTTCTTGCGGTCGGTCTAGTTCGGATCCATATGTCCAACTATCCCCGAACCCCACTAATAGAGTTTTCATACATTACTTAGCCAACAAAAAAGGCTCCGAAGAGCCTTTTTGTAACTTCCCATTGCTGGGGTTAATTGGTTTCCAAATTATTGGAAAGACAAGTTAGTAACAGCAATCTCACCAACGTAGTCACCAGCGTTACCTAGAGACGATGCTGTGTTTGTTAACTCAACATAGCCGTAACGTGTCATGAACGATACTACTGGTTCGAAAGTGCTTGGGTCAAGAACAACACCAGAGCTCATCAATGGGATGTAAGGGCAATAGAACGCAGCAGCATCTGCTTCGCTAGAACCTTTATAACCAACCAATACAGCGGCGCTGTCGTTAGCATAACCGTCAACATAAATCTTCATTGCGCCGTTCAATGTACCAACGAACTTGGTGTTTGTTGGAGCTTCGAATGTACCTTCTGTAGTACGAGCGAATGCAGAAGTAGTTGCACTTTGCAATACTGTCAATGCAGCTGGAGATACAACTGCCCAGTTACCTGCGCCACGACGTGTACGTTGTGCGATCAAGTTAGCTGTACGGTTGATCAACACTGCTAGAGCAGCGTGTTCATCACCAACGAATGTAGCTGTACCAGAAACGGCAGCTTGGTCGTATGTGTAGTCAGTTGCAGCTAGTGCACGTAGGCTACCCAAGATTTCTTGGTCGATTTCAACTGTAATTTCTTGAGCCAAAGCTGCCATAATTTCAGCTTCAACATCCAAACCGTGCATAGATTGTGCATCTTGCGCGGCTTCGAAAGTCCAGCGAGCGCTTAACTTACGAGTCTTAGCTTCAACAACTTGTTTCAAGATTTGAACGTTGATACGGTTACCTGCAACGCCTTCAAGAGCTGCTGTACTTGTTGCTTGACCAGTTGTATTAGAACCAGAATAAGCAGACGCAATCTTGAATGGGCTCAATGCTTCGTCACCAGCGTTAACGCTAGTTGCAAAGCTGCTGCTATCAGCTACGCTATCAGCGTAACGTACACGTAAAGTGTGGATTTGAGCAACTGGGCCAGTCATTGGTTGTACACCAACGATTTCGTTAGCGATAACTGTTGGCATAACACGGCGAATAACTGGTAGAATTACACGGTTAAGTGTAGCTACGTTACTTGCTTGTGTTGCACCACCTGTGGCATTTTCTGCCAACATCTTGCGAGTGTTCTCTAAGATAACACCCATTGTGGTTCTTTTAGAACCGTTTAAGCCTTCTAACAGGGCTTCTTTTGTTTGGCCCCAACGGCTTTCTAATAATGCTTGTGTCATAATACCTTTTTCTCCTATTTAGGGTTTATTTAAGCCCTGCTAAACGTTTAATTTCGTACACATTCGACATGTCGTCGGTTTGTGTATTTACACTAACGGCAGTTTTAGCAGTTTTATCACCAGTGACTTCTGTACGACTTTCTGTTAACACCTTTGCCGATGCGGCCGGGGCTTTAACAGAACTGTTGTTTAGAACTGCTGGTAGATACTTTTCGTATGCAGATTGCAAATTATTTGTCTGCACACCTTCTAGTAAATCACGCATAACGGTTGCTTTTTCCTTGTTTAGAGGTTTTAGCATTTCAGCAAGTTTTTCCTTACGGTCTGCTGATTCCTTAATAATGCGGATTTCCTTCTCTTTAGTCTCAACTAATGTTTGCTTCTTCTCAATTGTCTGAACTGCTTCAGATAGCTTTGAAGTTACCATAGCAAATTTTGCTTGTAATTCACGGATTTGCTTGTTCTCATTTAAATGAGTACCTGCGAATTCGCTTGCAAACGCTTCGAATAAACGACGACCAAACATGTTCTCGCGAGCAACTTGGATGTCTTCTTTTAGTTGAGTCAATTCTGACTCTAACGAACTGGTTACGGCCTCTTGTACAGCGGCAGCTGATTGTTTAATGAACTTAGATTGAAGTTCAGCTAATTTAGCTTTACCTTCACGAACTAGACGAACTTTAGTTTCAACAACTGCTTTCTTGTCTTGTTCAAATTCTTTAATTTCTTCTGCCAGCGCACGAATTACAAACTTCTCTAGCTTGCCAACGGCAGCTTCGTAAACTTTGCGATCCGAACGAAGTTCTTTAATTTCTTCGGCTAGCTTGCTAACCATGAAGTTATTGAACTTGTCTGCGCTTTCTACCATGCTTTGTTTAAACTTAACACGGTCTTCAGCTAATCTTTTCTTTTCGTCTGCGAACTCAGAAAGTTCAGCAGTGAGAGACTCGGTAACCATTTTGTCTAGAGCTTCAACCATAACTTGTTTGTCATGTTGGTAACGTTGAGCGAATTCCTCGCGGAGTTCAGCACGTACAGATTCTTTAGCTTCGGCAATACGAGATTCCCATGCTTCGGAGATCGCTTGACGTGTGTCTTCGTTGATAATTCCGTTATCCAACAATGGTTTGATAGCATCTAACATTTGGATATTTCTCCTTATATTTTTAGGTCTTTGATGAGGCGTTTAACTTCCTCTTGCAAGTACTTTTGTACTTTTTGATTTTCCTTGGCTTCACGTGCCATTTCAAACACCTGTTGTCCGCCACGCATATTCATTAAGCCCTCGTAGATTGCTTTAGGGTATGCATTTGGGGCACTAGGTTGTGCTACGATGTCAACGGTAATGATTTCAAAATCACTAACATGACCCGATCCTTCGTTAACGTTACCGGATCCACGTGAGCTAACACCTAATTTAACACCGCTTGTTAGCATTGCTTCAACTAAGTTGCCCATCGGAGTCGGTAACACTTTTAATTTTCCAAAACCACATGGGCCGTCCATCCACATTTTTTCAATCATGTGAGATACACGGTCCAAATTAATCTTTAAATCGTCTGGATGATCTAACTCACCCAATACGCTATAGCCCTCAGAAAGTTGGCTATTAATTGCAGTAACAGCTCGTTCAATTTCATGAACGGGATACACCCGCTGGTTAGCGTTCTTCACGCCACCTTGGATGAATATCCCTTCCATTTTGAGCGTCTTACCTTTTCCGTCGGCAGAGTCTTCGGATAAAACCTTAATCCCTGCCCGGTCAAACGTTAAGTGCTCTTTTAGGTACAAAGCCATCTGTAGTTCCTAAATTAAACGATTACTTCTTACCAGTGTTTTGTACCTGAACACTCTTAGTTGCTACAGATACTTTACCACTGGTAGTTTGGCCTTCGGCGCCTTTTGCGTCTTTGGTGTATTCATGACCTGTGCTCTTTGGAGCGCCTGCCTTGCCACCTGGTACGTTTACGTTACCAGACTTAATAGTGCCTTGACCTTTTGTATATTCATTGTTGGCTTTTGGGACTGGTTTGCCATCTGGGTTCTCGTTATCAGCGCCTGTACGCTTAACAACGTTACCACCGAAGTCTGCACCTGGGCCAGGGAATGATTTAGTGTTAACACTAGTCTTCTTACCTGTAGAACCAACTGCATCGCCTTCGCTTGCATCACCTTGGCCACCGTAGATGTCGCCGATCTTGTCTACGTATTCGCGCATTAATTCGCTAGTAGATCTACGGCTTTCAAACGGCTTACCGCTTTTGCCACTCTTAGCAGAACCGCTTGTTCCGCTTGTTCCACTCTTGGCAGAACCGCTCTTGCCACTGGCGCCGCTCTTACCGGAACCTTTAGCAAATGGGTTTTCGCCTTCAGCAAACATTTCGTCGTCGTTTTGACCAGCACCGGCTTCTTCAGGACCTGCACTTAGGTCTTCGCCGCCTTCGTCGCCCATTTCGTCATGGCCAACATCGCTAGCATCGATATCGTCGTCGCCGCCAGTGATTTCGTCAAACTTAGCTAACAACTCATCTAACTTAGCGTCAATGGTCATTACTTTGTCTTCTAGATCTTCACCTTCTGGTTCGCCGCCAAAATCGTCGCCGCCCATGTCACCAGCTGGTAAATCGCCAGATACATCGCCTTCGTCGCCGGCAGCGTCAAGATCAAACTCTTCGCCTTCGCCTTCGCCCATAGCTTCTTCATCTTGCAATTGGCCTGCTAATGCACCGACTTGGTCGCCGGATACTTTTTCTTCCATAGACTCTTCGTCCATGATAGATTCATAAATGTCGCGTGATTTGTCAACAACGATACTATGGAAAAGCTCGCGAGCTTTCTGGTCTTCGTCATTGATAATGTATTCAATTAGTTTTTCAAACTTGTTCATAAGAACTCCTTAATATGTTTGGCTTTGTAAAGTTATTTACAAAACTATGTATATTTCGGGGTTAAATGGGTGTTTTTTGACTGATTTTGATCAAATAATTACAAACCACCCGGCATCATGTTAGTATCTGCCGGTGGAGTGTATTGTTTTGATACACGTTCAAGCTTCTGCTCGTGTTCAAGTTTGCGAACGTCGTGGCTAACTCTTAGCTGATTCAAGTGAGCTAATGTGATGCGATTGTTGCGGCTCTGATCCATTTTGATAACGCTTTGATCAGCTTTTGGATCTTGATAGCCGGGGACCGCAGGGTCAAATAATTCCATAACGTACATACTACTATTTAACCTTTTTTGTTATAAAGCTGGTCCGGGCCCAGCCGATCCTGCTGCTGGCGCTGCTGATCCTGCTGCTGGTGCACCCGACATTTCCCCGCCTGGACCAGGTGCACCAGCGGGTGCCTCGGGGCCTAATGCTTCAATATCATTTTGTAATCCACCTGGGCTAATACCAACACTACGTAATCCAGCCGGTTCTGCTGCTGCCGATTCAGTATCACCTCGCTCCTCAGACCACATTGTTTCGTTTTCACTGATCTCTTGTTCACTCATGCCTAGGTAACGTTTCATTAAGAAACGCTTGCTTAGGTAAGGGTATGCTTCTAGCTGTGTAAATGTAGCAATCCGGGCACTGTCAATGTCAGCTTGGCGGTATTGTGCAAAGTTTTGAGGTTCGTTAAATTGCAAATCAAACATTGACCCGTCAATATTAAATCCTCTCCAACGCATAAACAGCTTAAATTCGCTGTCTAACTTGTCTGCAATCATTGCCTGTAGACGTCTGCAATATTGATTAAAACGCCATTCTTGGATAAGTGCTGTACCAACACGACCGTCTGTATATGCTTGACTACCATCATCTGCTGTAGTAGGCAAATAGCTGCTAGGAATACGCAAACCACGGAATAACTTGTTAGTAAAGAAGCGCAAGTCTGTAATTTCGCCTAGGTTTGCGCCGCCTGGCAATACATCAACACTAGATCCACGACCGTCTGCTGTAGTAGGGAAGAAGTAATCTTCGTTTGTACTCAACGGATTATATGTAGCATCCATCATGTTTTGTGCGCCAGCGCCTGTTTGTGTAGGTATACGGCGTTGATGAATTTCGTTTTTAATACGCTCAACAAAGGCCATAGCCATGTGGCTTGGCATGTTACCAACGTCAATTTTAAAGATTCTACGCTCCGGTGCACGTTGCACACGGTAGATAATAATACTATCTTCAAGCAGTTCTTTCTGCTTAAAAACCTTAAAAATGTTCTCTAATACACTATTACCAAACGGCCAAAATACGTCCAAGCCTTCTGTTAAACTAACGTGTAAAACGTGTTCTGCTGCGATTGCTGCTTCGTTTTTGGCGTGACTAAAGCGGCTACCGCCGCCGTACGGTGCTTGTGGCTGTACATATGCACCGCTTGGACCACCTGTTTGTGGGTGATTTGTATAGGTATCAGTTGATGCTACCGCTGTCATTGACAAGTTTTGGAAGTTTGGATTAATGTCTTTAATCAAATACTGCTCGGGCTTTTTACCCTCGCCTTCGTTAACAATAACCTTAGTGACCTTGGTCATTTCAGTCCAGTACAACTTAAAGTTTTCCGGATCGCGAATGAACACTTGATCACCGTACTTTAAGGTATTGCGAACTACTTTAAATATTCTTTTATTAAAGTCGTTAAGGGCAACCCACTGTTGTAGCTGCTCCTTGATAATCTTTACTTCGTTGTCGCTGGGCTGTTCTTTGTACTTGATAGTAAATGCAGTATGATTTTCTTCATTTTTTTGTGTACAAAACTCAGCCAAAATGTCCAATGCAGCGTTAACTTCACTGTCCATGTCCATTTGTTCGTATTGGTTGTAACGTTCAATACGGTTAGGGTGTCCGATGTAGACTTCGGGTAATTGACTTTGGTAATTACGAAACCCAGGGTCAGGCGCTCGGCCACCGCCTAGGGGACTAATATTACTCGGTAAATTTGATGTCTTAAAATACTTTTTCCATCCAGCCATATGTGTTCTCAGTTATGCTATATTTACCGCAGCTTAGGCGGTATTCATGCTAATTCTTTTTAGCAAATCAACTGCTTGGTCTAGCTTGTCTACCATGGCTAAGTTGGTTTCGTTGTCCGGAATTACTTCGGCACGTTTTTCTTCGGGCTTGGTAATTTGCATGTGTAGGTGTTGTCCTGTGCCGTCTGCATCTGGATGTGCTTCTACAGTTCCTTGTATGCCTTTTTCGCGCATACGTTGATGCAATGCTTCAACAATTTCTGTCATTGACGCAGATTTAGGCTTGATGTCAGCAGCCAAACCTTGTGTATGCTTGCTACCAGGTTTGTGTTCTCTATGATACTTGTCATCTGCTCCTGTAACCACAAAGCTACCTTCGCCAAATTTTGCATAAACATCAGCTAACACAGCTTCAAGTCTAGGATCAGTTTTGCCGCCGGCATGAGATTCTGGACTCTTCCATGGTATTGCACCAGGTGGTACAGGCTGTGCTGCGGATTTTATGTCTTCGGGTTTTACTACAGCCTTTTCAGCTTCACGTGCTTTGCGTTCCTTGGCTTCGGCTAGTCTAGTTGCCAATCTAGCTTCACGTGCTTCTTGACTACGTTGTCCGTGCTCTTTTTCTACCGCCGCTAAACGCTCCTTAGCTGCTGCTGTTTGATTTTCAGCATCAATACGTGCAGCAGAAAGGGCATGAATATCTTGCGGAATTGGAATAGGAGTTACTTTTTTCTCAACACCGGCTTCGGAAAGTAATTTATCCAACAAAGCCGAGAATTTTTCAACTACAAACTTACTAGCAGGACCTGTTAGTTCTTTTGCCAACTTGGCATTGATTGCAATCAAGTTGTCAGTAATACTAGCAATAGCAGGAAATGTTGTGGTTGTAATTGCGTCCATGCCGCGCTTAAACTTCTCTAACCCATCAATAACTGATGCCAATGAACCTTTTTCGATTCCCTTACCAGCTTGTGCTTCAAGTTCTTTCCTACGGGCTTCTAGTTCCAGATTAAATGTAACAATGTTTCCTAGTTTAGTAGTTGCAGCAAGTATACCCGACGCAGTTCTGTTGGCTTGATCAATGTATTCATTCTTAACGCCACCTGCTGCTAGTTTAAAGAGATCTTCAAGGCGTTCTGCTTCCATTTTAATCAACGGTGCTCTGCTTTGAATGTATTCAGCTTGGTTTTTATTGAACTCTGCAATGTTCATACGCTCTGCGTCAGCTTGAGTTGTACGAATAGTTTCTGCCAGTTCCGGGAATTGCTGTTGGAATAGCAAGGCCTGCTTGCTGCTTACGTTACCTTGGGTATTGAATACTTCAGTAGCAAAGTCTCCTGCTTCTTTACTGACCGTACCAAACATAGTGATGTTTTTACGAACATTAGCAGCTTGATCTTCATTCATTCTGCCCAATCTCATTTGATAGGCAGCATTTTTTCTGCGTTCTTCTTCTTCTCGTTTTAATGCTTCGGCGTTTTTACCAGTTAAAGATGTAAGTTCTTTTTGTTGTACCAAATAATCTTTTGCGCCAGCTTCAAGATTTCTAGTTGTCTTAAGAACGTCAATTCCGTAGCCAGACAACATTGAAGTGTAGTCAGCAGTGGCTCCTGCTAGTGCTTCGTAACTACCATATATGGTCAACAATGCACCGTTGTTCTGTGCAATACGATAGCTCATGTTACCGATCTTAGCAGCATTAGATTCCAGGGCGCCGCCCATTGCAGCCAAGTTATCAATGTTACTAGTAACAAATTTACTAAAAGTACCAATGCTCATACCAGAGTCTAGGGCCGTTTTTTGCAACTTTTCTAAGTTCGCCCCAAAGGTCATGCCGGTTTTGGAAATTTCGTTGTAGCTGCCCACCAATTTGGCAGCGTTTTCTAACTGTGCCTGTAATAGTTGTGTCCCGAGGTCAACAACAACACCGGCCATTTTATCCGCTGCTGTAAATGCTCCGCCAACAAATGGCAGGCCCGAGAAGAAGGTGCTCATTGCACCGGTGATACTCTTTACAGTATTGCCCAACAACTGTAACGTTGGGATTACCGCTGTAAATGCGTTGTCAGAATTGTACAGGGCCTGTGTACTAGATACCGAGCCTGAGAAGAACTGTTGTAGGCCATGCACAGCTTGTTTAATGCCATTGGCCATGGCCACTTCACGTTGCTCTTCATATTTCTCACGTTTCTTTGCAGCTTCTAGAGACCTAAGCTGCATACGCACTTGATCTTCTGTGGTTTTAAGCTGCTCTGCTAGCTTTTTAATAAACAGAGTTTCTTGCATCTCTGCTTTGGCCAACATTCTAGCATGGCTCTCGTAGCCAGCGTTAACCGTGCCCAAAATATGGTCTAGCTGTTCTAATCTATCTTCAAGTGCCATTTAAACTACCCAGTTAATTACATGTGATAAGTACATATATCAATTATTTATGGAGTACTTATATGAGTAGTTTATCACCCAATCCACTGGCCAAGCATTTTAGACAGCCTGCACTATACATCAAATTGCCCAGTAACGGACGTTGGTATCCACCTAATACCATAGACTTACCTGCCACCGGCGAAATTCCAATTTTTGCAATGACTGCAAAAGATGAACTAACTATGAAGACTCCGGATGCATTGATGAACGGGTCCAGCACTGCACAGGTCATTCGTAGTTGCTGCCCTAGCATCTTAGATCCTTGGAAAATGCCTATAGTGGACTTAGATACGCTGTTGCTTGCTATTCGTATTGCTACCTACGGCAAGGAACTGGAATTTACTGCTGTATGCCCACACTGCACTACTAAAAATGAACAAAACATTGATGTTAGTGTAATGATGGATCGTATCAATCCAGGCGATTGGAGTAGACCTGTACAAGCCGCCGGGTTGTCTATCAAGCTACGCCCACTAAGTTACGAAGAATACAACCAAAATAACATGTTGAACTTTGACGAGCAACGTATTATTCAAATTGTACAAAGCGAAGACTTAAACGAAGCGGAAAAACAAAGTAAATTTGACGAAGTATTCCAGAAGTTAATTACAACTGGCATTAATGCTGTCAGCAAGAACATCGAATACATTACTACACCCGACGGTGAAACAGTAACAGACAAAGCGTTTATACTGGATTTCTTAAACAACTGTGATAAAGCAGTATGGGATTCAATTCGTGCTTATTTAGATAACATCAAGAATGATAACAAGTACAACGAAGTAACTCTAACATGTCAAAATGAAGAGTGTGGTAAAGAGTTTGTTACTCCATTCCTATTTGAGCAGACAAATTTTTTCGTATGAGGCTTTTGACTCTGTCCAATGAGGATATTGTCGAATACATTGAAAGTTTCGATCGAGAGTCAAAAGCCATAAAACAGGAATTATTTAAAATATGCTGGTATATGCGTGGTAGCATATCCTATGATGATGCTGTATTCCTGAGCTATGAAGATCGTGAGATGATCAATAAGCTGATTAAAGATAATTTAGAAACTACTAAGGAATCAGGATTGCCATTCATTTAAGATGTACTGCGTACATCTGTTGTTTCGCTTTGCTCACAACAAATTTAAATCAATTCAATTAACTATAAAACTAATTAACTGAATTCATTTAACTAAGAGCGAAGCTATTAATAGTTTCATCTAGATTAATCGGTCACACTTTGCCCGCACAGGGCAAAGAAATGAATGAGCTTCATCTGAGTAGCACAGCCACATAGCGTTACAACATTACAGAGGCGGTTGTCCGGTACCTCGAGTTGCGTCTTTATCACAACGGCAGCTAATACAATATACGCTAACATATTGCACTAACCTGTAGCATCGCTGCTACGTCTTTTTAGCCTTACAAATTGTTTACACCCATGGTAAACAATCGCTTTTATTCTTTTCAAACAATCAAACCGCGGCAATTTGCGATCTTCGTCCTGTTAAGGATAGTGATTGAGTGCGCTAGTCAGCATAGCGTCTTCCGTCCCTGCGACCCGTTGGTCCAGTTGTCTTAATGTTGGGCACACGTTGTTAGCCTGTGCGAGCCTTATACTGATAATTTGTTTAAAATGTGGGAGCCATGGACACGGACAGAGATTTGTCCGTTATAATAATCTTTAGATTCTAAGACTTTACGAGTAAATTGTTCTCTTGCTTCGATATAACTACATTCTGCTTTACTTTTACATAGGTATAGGATTTCCCGTGTAAACTTATCAGCACCTAATGCTGCTATATCTTTGTTTAATTCATCGCTTGAGCCATAATATTCGCGCCAATCAGAATCGATCTTACTACGTATTTTCTTCTTCTTTTTGGTGCCGTTTTTGAGTTTTACTGTTTTTAAGGTGGTCTTAGAAAATTTTGCTAGCTTTTTGCCTATGTATTTGCGCCCTGATACAGAGTTTGTGATGAGATAAACGAAACCTACGCAGTCATCTGGTAGAGAGTCAACTTCGGTTCCTTGATAATGCCATGTCATTGTACATTAGTTATGACACAGCGAGCCATGATAAAAATTATGTTATTTCTACGTCAGTATTGTAAGTGGTAAATCCGTTTTCCTTAACAACGTGTAATGTATTGTTAACTCGGCCTGCTAGTTCATCTTTGTGTGAAACTAACCAAATACTCTTATTGCTGTCTCTTGCCATCTTTTTAAGGATAGCTAGACTATTTTCAACCCCGCTACTGTCCATTCCGCTATCAACAAGCTCGTCGATAAACAATAAATTAATGGGCTGATACAAACTTTCCCACACATCACGGAATGCCCATGATAATGACAGGATCAATCGGTTACGTTCACCACGTGACAAGTTGTCAAAGTCTAGATCCCGTCCCAATTCAGTAATACTAACTGTTAAGTCATTGTTGAATTGTACAGTATGCGGGAGGCCAATGCGATCTAAGTATTGCCCTAATCGTGTATTCAAGTAGCTCAAGTTCTGATCAATAATGCGTTTGCGAATAAAACTGTCTTTGTTTGTAAGCAGCTTTAACAAAAACTCTTGATGTTCTTTGAGATATGCCAAGTCATTGATTATGCTGTAGTCAATTTCTTCAACAGCATGTTCATTCATTTCTTTAATTTGTTCAGCATATGGATTGGCCTCCTGCTCTTTGGCAGTTAACTGAGCTAACACACTTGCCATACTGCTACGATGTTCAAACGCATCGCTTTCACGATCATAAAAAACCTGTGGCTGTGGTCCTAGTTCTCCCAATGCAGCAAGTGCATCTGTGTGTTCTAACCATTGTGTATTGGTTGCCAATGCTTGTAATGCAGCTTCTTGCAATGCTTTCTTTTTATCGGCTAATAAACGCTCTTGTTTGTCATCATGAAACCCTTGACCGCATGCGTGGCAAGTGTGATTCTCGAGACTTTGTATTTCTGTCTTGAGTTGTTCTATTAATTTGTTTTCTCGCGTTTCATCTAACTCGCAACGTTTAATCCAAGTGTTTAGATCTCTAATCTTTTTAGACTTTTCGTTGTATGTGCTTAGTGCTAGGTGTGCATCTAGTTCGGCTTCGATATCAATCTGTGCAAGTTGATCATATGCTGCTTGTAATGCTGCAACATCTTCGCTTCTTTTACTGATCCACATGTTTTCCCTGCGAACCAATGCGTCAATTTGATCTTTGATACGCTTGTTGGCATCGCCGACTGCTTTAATACGGAACTCTTCTCTAGTGATGTCGTCTTTGGTTTTCTTAGCGAGCTCTTTAAGGGCTTCTGCTTTTTCACTAAGCATGGTAATGCCCAACAACTGCTCAATGATAGTTCTTTGATCGTTTGATTTAAGGGCTAAGAACGGTTCAGTGTAGGTGTTTAATGCTACTACGTGCTTGAACATGTCGTGGCTCATGCCCAACATTCGTTCAATGTCGGCTTGTGTTTCTCTGCTGTCACCTTGTGCATCGTCGGTAATTTCTTTTTCATTGCCCGATACAAAGAATTTCATTACACCGGGCTTGCGTCCTCGCTCAATTCTGTAGTCAATGCCGTCTTTTTCAAAGTCAATGGTAACCAACATACCTTTACCATTGGTCTTATTAATCAGATTATCCTTCTTAATATTGGTTAAGGCGTTACCGTATAAGGCATAGCTCAGTGCATTGATAATTGTAGTCTTACCTGTACCGTTACGTGCGCCGCTGTCGTCCCCGCCGAGGTCTAGGTTTTCACCTAATACTAGGGTTAGGTCTCGCCTATCAAAATTAACAGCTTGTGTGGCATTGCCCACGCTCATAAAGTTCTTTACAGTTATATCTTTTATTTTAAACATATTAGTGTCCGCAGTAATGTAAACAAATATCCCGCGGGTTATTCAATTCTTGCTCTATATTCGGTAGTTGGTCAGCAGTTGTGGCACATATGCCAGTATTAAAGAAACAACAGTTGCTGAGTTTTCCGTTAGCATTTAAGTATAGACTAGGCTGTGTCAAATGTCGACAGTCCTGGACATCAAGTTGTGTCCTTGGTCGTTCGATCATATTGAATTCGCTGTTGTGTTGCCACGGTTTAATTTCAAACACTTTTCCTGTTTTCCAATGTCTTGGTACAAAGTCTCGTCTTACGTTTTTTATAAACTCAAAACGCTCAAATCCAAGTTGTTGACTTAACCGTATACAGTCTTTGATCTGATGTTGGTTATGTTCCCATGGGATAAACTGCCAAACAGCAGAACATCCTTGTGCAATTACAGTAGCAGCATTAGCCATTATGGTATCAAAGTCTGTGCCTTGCCTATATATGCTGTGTGTATCTTTGAGTCCGTCAATGCAAAACCATATCTCGTGATCTATATCTTTAAACAGGGCTGCATATTCTTGCCACCAAGTAGTGCTTCTTAGGCTACCATTGGTACGAACAACAATTTTTTTAGCGTATTGCTTTGATAATCTAGTTAGTTCGACTATATTGTGTGCAGCAATAGCATCTCCGTAGGTGCCACAAAAATCAATTACCTCTAAGTTAGGCATTGATTCTAAATGATTATGATATATTGATAAATCTAAGTCTTCGATTACTAAATGCGGAGACAAGCCAAAGCCACCTTGGTTCCTGCCGCATGCTGGGCACCAAGCATTACATTTAGTTGTAGCTTCGACTTGTAACCATCTAGTATTTAGATTCATAAGTTTCGGTAAATGTCTAACAACAGATTTTTGTTAAACTTGTCGCTGTCAATATTAGTCAATTGTCCAGCAACAATTTGGTCAACACTTTCAAATGCAATGTTACCTTGTATTTCAACATCTGCAACGCTGGTAACCTTGTTGGGAATTAGAGTAATTTCACGCAGTTTATACGTGTCAATGAACGTTTCTTTAACAAAAGTTGCCTCTTCGTAGCTGATATCAATGTCTAAATTAACTCGTACATGCATACCCGGCAACAACATAGATTCTGTGTGTCTAAGAACATCGCTCAATTGATAGACTCTGTATTTGGGTTGGTCTGGCCATGCATGAAATACTGGATCCTTTCCCCAGTCTAACACCATCAGACCTCGATCGTCGTCGCCTGCATCTGCATAGTTGTGCGGAAAACAGTTGCCTACGTAGGTAATGTTCTTTTGTGTTTGACGTTTGTGAAAGTGTCCACTAAACACATGGTCGAAATGACTAAACTGTTCTCGACGTAGCTCACCGTGCTCCGGCATGGCAACCATAGCATTCATCAAGTATCCGGGCAACTCAAAGTGCCCAAACATATACTTGGCGTTTAGTTTTGGAATGCGTTTATGATCATCCGAAACAAGCCATGGTGCAATAACCACGTCCCCGTCAATAAACCAATCATTGCAAATGACAACATTCGATAAATGTTTCGCCCATTCAACGCTCTGAATGTCTCGCTTATCGCGATAATACAAATCGTGATTACCAGGTATAAAGTATACTCTGTCAAAATTGGCGTTAAGATGTTCAAGGGCTTGTAAACTGTAATTTAGTGTAACAATATTTATCGAAGCCCGATTGTTATGCCAGTCACCAAGGAAGAACGCAGTTTCGCAACCCTCTTCCTTGGCCTTGACTGTGGCCCATTTGACGAAGTTTAAACAATCGTCGTTATGCAATGTACTGTTTGATTTTAAGCCAAAGTGTATGTCAGTAAAGACCGCGGCCTTTTTAAATAAGTTACTCATTGATTCAGTATAGCAAAATAGTTACAGTGAAATCAAATCTAGTTTACTCATCCGAATCGTAGTGGCCACCACCAAATCCCATGCCCTGTCGAGTGTAACTTGGGTTCAGGTTGTTCATCTCAAGAATATCGTCTCGGATGTTTTGGTTACGCTTTTCAATATTGAGCACCCTCGTAAAACTGTTAGTAATTGCTGCCGTATAGTAAGCGAAAGGGTTTTGACTCTTGGATTCGTCGAACTGGAGTCCAATTTGACTAAGTTGTAATAAAGCCTGTGAACGCATTTCGTCATTGTATGTGTATCCTCTCCAGTTACTACGTGTAGCATATCTTTCGCACAACTTCATAAACATGTGTGCTAACTTTTTAGTCATTGCGCCGTGATCTCTAGAGTACTTGCCATCGACTAAGTCACCTTGCCAGTGGCTCTTACCCACACAAACGGATTCACCTTCTTCGTTTACCATGTAATGCTGGAAAGGTGGGAAATTTACTTTAACGTACTTGGTGTTGTTAGAAATATCAATCTCACTATCGTCATCGTATTCGCTAGTGGGCAATCCTTCTTCTTCCATTGCTTTAAGTGCAGCCTTGCGACTTTTGACATCGTCGACTGGAATATGGTCCCATGTCATGACTCGAAATACTACGTCTGTATCTTTGATGTCTTTGAGTTTGATTTCGAACTCATCTGCTTTTTTCTTAATACCAGTTGCAGCAAAGTCTGCTTCGTGTGCTAGTTTTGCCAGGCGCTCGGCGCGATTTTGTCGAGCTTCTTTGATGTTCTTTTTGTTTATTTTACCAACTTCTGGCAAAATCATATCATAATCACCGTAAGCAGGATCGGTGTAGGTGCAGTATGTGTTTTTACTTTTATGAATTTCTTTAAGAATATCTTTGTTGTTGAGATAGTTATGACGCACTATAAAATCCTTATTTTGTACAACTATAGTAACATATTTACGTCTGAATAGTCAACCAATGTAGTAAAAAGAGCCGCAACGTAACATTAAATCCCCATATTTAAAACATAATAAATATGTTATAAATCGGAAATAATCATGCCAGTACTGCCAAATATGCCTTTGCCGGGCTCTACCCCAGATTCGTCTTCAATTGCAAGTCAAATTGGTGCGTCTTTTAGATCAAGTATCTTGGGTTCAGTTGGGTTAAGCCAAGCGTCCACCCGCCAAAACGTAGCGGACATGTTTCAATACAGCCAACGTGCTGCTGGTACTAACCCCAAACCCGTAATGATTTACCCTAACGCCAGCAATGATTGGCGGGTAAGGGTCACGCTTGCTCCTAACAGCAAGTATTTTTACAACGACCCCAACAACAGCTTATTAAGCCCTCTAGTCACTGAATTAGGCGGCGGCTCAACTAATCCCATTGCCAGTAACATCAGTAACATTTTTGGACTAGGTGGCTCCGGCGCACGTAGAGTTGGTGTTATATTTCCCTACACTCCGCAATTACAAGTTACCCACACTGCTAACTACAGTCCTCAAAAGCTAACGCATAGCAACTACACGCAGTATTTCTATGACAACAGCGAAGTACAGGCGATCAACATAACCGGTGAGTTCACAGTACAAAACGTAAACGAAGGTCAATACCTATTGGCCACAATCTATTTCTTTAGAGCAGTCACTAAAATGTTCTTTGGGCAAGATCCATCTGGGCTAGCAGGTAATCCACCACCACTGGTTTACTTAAACGGTTACGGTCAGTATTACTTGCCTAACGTACCGTGTGTGGTTACCAGCTTTAGTCACACTATGCCGCAGGATGTCGACTATATTGATATTCCGGAGCCGGCAGTGACATCTGGATTCTCGGCATACAATCCTCAGTACAGCAATTACAGATTGAACAGCACACGTATGCCCACAACTAGTTCGATTACTATTGCGTTACAACCAGTCTACAGTAGAACAGCACAAAGCCAACAGTTTGGATTAATTGACTTTGCCGCTGGCGCATTGGTAAACACAGCAGGCGGCGCAGGCGCAACCAGTGCATTTGGACGCAGTCAAGCTCCTATTAACAATAAGCGCCCTAACAATGGCGGATTTATTTAATGGCTACCTATTCAAAGACAAGCCCATACTATGGAACAGGCACATGGGGCCCTTTCTTGGACGTATGGAATACTAAAACAATTAACTCGGCAATTGATGATGCAATCTATCAAATTGACTCACCTTATAATTTGAGACCTGATTTATTGGCCTATGACCTTTATAAAGACGCAGGACTATGGTGGGTGTTTGCTATCAGAAATCCCGACACATTAGTAGATCCTCTATTGAGTTTTAAAACGGGCGTAATTATTTACGTACCATCTATAACTACAATTAAGCAATCGTTGGGGCTGTAATCCATGGCAGATATTACTCTTAACGAGGTTGTGGTTAGTGCCAAAAAGCCTATCAAGACTGTTCCGGTCCCTAATCCCTTACACAACTATGCCAGCTATACATATTCGGTTAGCCTATGGTGGCTCAGTGTAGTTGACTACAACAAACTAATGGACCAAACTGACGTTGATGCAGCGTTGTCTTGGGAACCGGGCTCGGATAGTTATGTAATTGCCGAGGACGGCGGAATATACCCAGATAGACGACTACCCAACAGCCCTGGCTTAAACTACAACATACAAGAGATCAAGTTTAACACCACTATCTCTCCAAATAAATCTAGTAGAAGCAGTAACATGTTAGATGGGTCAATGACTATTGTTGAGCCCTATGGCGTTACATTCATTGACCAATTGGTTGCAGCCAGTTACGATGGCAAGAAGTATAACAACTATACACAACAGCCAATGATGTTGCAGATAGACTTTAAAGGGTACGACGATGACGGGGAACCGATTCCTAGTACTCAAATGTCGATCTTTAGAAAACGTTTTCCTATTAGATTACGGTCAGTAAAAGTCAACGTTACTAGCAAGGGTGCAGAATACAAAATAGATTTCTGTGCTGCTGGAAACTCTGCACATTATCCTGGCAACTATAATACCACGCCCAAGAACTTTACAGTTACAGCAGACACAGTTGGAAAATTCTTTAAGGAATTATCTAGACAGTACTTTTCTTATTTTGCAAACCAAGTACTACTAGGGCAAGCAGAATGGGTTGAAGGTTTAGACTTTGACATTGACCCAACCATTGCTGCTAGTAGTATAGTCAATGATAAAGAGCTGCCTATCAATAAGGCCAGCACCAAAGGCAAAGTCATTAATCTCAAAGAATCAACTTTTACAATACCTCGCGGAACTCCTATTGTTGATGTTATCAACAAGGTAATGGCTCATAGTGATTTCTTAATTAAGTTACAACTTGGTCTCGAAGGCAGCAGCAGTAAATCAGACTTTGATGTGTTTAATGCATTCAAGACAGTTGTTAAGGTAAAGTACGAAGGATTTGATCTTGGCGGTGAAGGTTCTGTTACAGGCATCCTCGATGGTATTAATAACCGATACCCTATGCAAATAACTTATGGTATCCATCAATACCCGACTTGGATCAATAACCATAAGAACTTGCCTAAGTATAGCGATAGTTCTGCATATACATCCAAGGTATACGACTATTACTACACAGGTAAAAACGTAGACGTATTAGACTTTAAATTAGATTTTGATACTACATATTACACTGCTATTCAGGCATATACTTCTGCAATTGCTGCAACAGAATCTACGCAAACTACACTAGAAGATGAATATATAAACGATCCTACTAACAAGTCAATTGATCGTAATATAAAATTAAATCCGGCCATTATAACTGGCGGTGTGCCCAATATTAGCCCAATGGTATACAGACCTATTGTCAATGATCCCAATACTAGTATTGGTATGAACATGTCTAGTAGACCTGCTGCACAGATAGCGTCTGACGTTATGAAGTCAATTTACACAACGTTAAATGGAGATATGTTGTCGCTGGAGTTAACTATCGTAGGTGACCCTACTTTGTTAAAGCAGGATGATTGGCTGTATATTCCTAGTCCAAATACCAGCAAAAAATATAACAGTTGGGACAGCCAAAGCCAGGCCGAGTTTTCCTTGTTATACGGGCATGTACGCATGGATTCAGGCGATGTAATTGTTGAAGTTAATGTCAACAGTCCAATAGACATTGACACAGAAACGATTAACCAAGGACTGGTTACACCGTTACCTGGATATAGCAAAAGTTTATTCAGTGGGCAATATAGAATATTAACAATTTCGTCGAGATTTTATCAAGGGAAATTTGAACAGGTACTAAGTCTAGCTAGATATATAAACAGCGATGTGGCAAAAGTTTTTGCTGTACAAACTAACGGTCAACTTGAACGTTCGGATCCTGTGTCAACTAGCAAAACAAATCAAACTCAATTAGTGCCTACCAACACTCAAACAAACGTACCAGGCAGCACACCAACTGATGGTAATCAAGCAAGGCAATAAGGAATTCAATAAATGGCAACAAGTCAAGTAAGAAAGTCTGGTGGCGATGTTAGCTCAAAATCTGATTTTAAAATATCAGGTTATGTGTCTGACCCAGGCCCGTACGAAGCAACAGTAGTAGGTATTGTTGAAGGCAGTAGGCTAGGGCAATTACTAGTAAATATTCCGGAATGGGGCGGGGCAACAACAGACATTGGTACAGGCGATATAGATGCTATCCCGGCTAGCTATGCAAGTCCGTTTTTTGGTTCAACCTACGGAACTGACACACAACAAGCTCCGGACAATCCAATGACTTCGGGGCAAAGTTACGGCATGTGGTTTGTGCCTCCGGACATTGGTAATAAAGTTCTAGTTACCTTTGCTGCCGGAGACATGAGTAGATGTTATTGGTTTGCCTGCATCTACGATACTCCAAGTCATCATATGGTTCCGGGCATTGCTAGACATATTGGTGGATCAAACAACACCAAAGATCCAAGTGATGCACTTACTCCTTATCTAAGTGCAGATAGTGTATTGCCTGTTGTTGAAGTCAACACCAGTGACTCTAAAGTGTTTAATGCAGACGGACTTGAAAATACTCCTCGCTATCCGCACGAATTCCAGTCAATGACATTGATCAAACAGGGACTTGACAGAGATCCCATTAGAGGCGCGATTAGTTCTAGTAGCCTACGTGAAAGCCCTAGCAATGTATATGGAATTAGTACCCCGGGCCGCAAAGGCACAATGACCGATCAAATTGAAGGCAGACCGCAAATGGTCTTCTTTAGAAAAGGTGGCCACCAGTTTGTTATGGATGATGGTGATGCAGATGGCAATGATCAATTGATGCGATTACGAACTTCGGGCGGTCACCAAGTGTTAATGAATGACACCAAGAATATACTGTATATTGCTAGCTCCAGTGGCAACCAGTGGCTTGAGTTTAGTGAAAACGGCCAGATAAACGTTTTTGGCATTGGGGGATTTAACTTGAGGTCTAAGGGCCCAATTAATTTCCATAGTGATTCAGCAATTAACATGGATGCCATGTCTATATCAATGAAATCCGCAATGAGTACAAGCATTTATTCCGGCGGGTCGTTGTCATTGAGTTCGTTAATCAGCGCCAGCATAAAATCAGCAGGCATGGCAACACTCAGCGCCATGGCCAAAGTCAGCGTTACAGCAGGTGCAAGTCTGACATTGTCTGCTGTGGGAGATACCAGCGTAGTGGGTGCTATGCTACGTTTAAACAGCGGTGCTCCGGGCATCCCACTGCCACCGTTGCCAACCTTGGGCAAGCCGCACAAAGATACAGAATTCCTGGGAAAGAATTGGGTAGCAAACGCAAAGGTATTGTCATCTATCTGTACAGTTGTTCCAGCACATGAACCATGGGAAAGACCTAGCAAATGATTGAACTCGGCATTATCCAAGCATCCAACACTCCGATACGCACTCCGCTACCTATTAGCTGGATTAATCGTGCAGATGCTCCCGGGGAAGTGCCTGCTTGGGCATCAATTGGTGTATTAACCGGCGTACAGTTACGTAACCTGCAAGCTCAGATAGGCTACGACAAAAGTACATGGGACTACAGCAAAATCGGAACAAACAATGAATTAGGCAGATACCAGTTTACCAGTACCACGCTAGAAAGCTATGGACTATTAATAACCGGATCTAACAAATCATACGGAAACGATTGTGTTAATTACAAAAACTGTTGGAAGCAAATGGCCATTAGAAGTACCAACAGCTATGGAAATTACCTATACGATTTAAAAAGTCTCGGCGAGTTCCTTGGTAGCACTGTTGGGCAAGATCATTTATCCTACCAAATACTGTACGATACCTATACTATGCTACTGCAAAGCGGTGCAGTTACAGAAAATGACTCAGCTGAGGTACTGGCTGGTATGATGTATGTGGGATGGGAGTTAGGCAATGCTGCTTACCAATGGCGCTACGAAAACATAGGCAACGGCGCCGCAGCATTTAACAGCGGTCGTTATGCCATAGTGGTATTAAGTCAATAAATATTACTATGATTACATATTCCGGCTTCAGCACTAAAAACAATGCTAAAAAATATAAGTTAACTGACTTTGAGCTTGCCAAACAAGACTTGGTTAATTACTTTAATATTCGCCGCGGCGAAAAGCTGATGCAGCCAAACTTCGGCACAATAATATGGGATATGTTATTTGAACCGTTGAACGAAGACACTCAACAAATCATAACACAAGACGTCACTAAAATTGCACAGTATGACCCTAGAATACGTGTAGGGCAAGTGGCAGTAACACAACAAGAAAACGGCATTTTAGTCGAATTAACGTTGGCGTATGTACCTACAAACCAGTCTGATGTATTAGCCTTGAATTTCGACAGAAATAAGCAATCTATCACTACCAATTAAGTAGCCATATTATACGCCTAATAAATACAAGATATAGGTAAAGAATATGGCACAGAGCACTCGTCAAACAAATCTTTTGGTACAACAGGATTGGACCAAGATTTACCAAACGTTCACAAACGCGGATTTTACCAGCTACGATTTCGAAACGCTGCGTAATTCCATGGTTAATTACATCAAAACGTATTATCCGGAAACTTTTAATGACTTCATTGAAAGTTCGGAATACATGGCATTGATTGACATGATTGCGTTCTTGGGCCAAAGTCTTGCTTTCCGCACAGATTTAAACGCTCGCGAAAACTTCATTGACACAGCACAACGCAGAGACAGTATTTTAAAATTAGCACGTATGCTAAGTTACAATCCTGGTCGCGGTAATCCAGCATCGGGCTTGTTAAAAATTGACAGTATCAAAACAACTGAATCAATTTACGATAGTAACGGACTTAATCTGTCTAATGTTACTGTACATTGGAATGATTTGACAAACGACAGTTGGTTAGAACAATTTACAGCAATATTGAATGCATCATTGGACAGCACAGAGACCATTGGCAAGCCCGGCAATAGTCAAGTTCTAAATGGAATACAGACTGACGAGTACAGTATCAACTTGAATCCCAACACACTGCCTGTGGCCGGTTTTAACGTAAAGCTACAAGGTACACCTGTATCATTTGAAGCAGTGAGTGCAACCACAGTTGGTAAGAATTACATTTATCAAGATGATCCTACTAAGGTTGGGTCCTTTAACCTATTGCATAGAAACGACAAGAACGGCAATGGCAGCAACAATACTGGTTTCTTTGTCTACTTCAAGCAAGGTACATTAAATTCAACTAGCTTTAACGTTACTAATGCAATTCCTAACAACTATGTATCTATTGCAACCAACAACATTACAACAGATGATCAGTGGTTATATGCATTAGATGTAAACGGTAATCCTCAAACATTGTGGTCCCGTGTTCCTGCATTACCTGGTATCAACGTAATCTTTAACAACTTGAGCGAAAAGAATTTGTATCAGGTTAATACTAAAAACAACGAACAAGTTGATTTGGTATTTGGTGATGGTAGCTTTGCTAATGTACCGCAAGGCAGCTTTAAGTTCTTTTACAGAACCTGCAATGGCTTGACATATTCATTGACACCCGATGACTTGTCTAATGTAACTATTTCGTTCAGCTATATTAATAAGGCCGGCAGTGTTGAGACTATGTCTATCACTGCAAGTTTAAAGTATACTGTTACCAATGCCAACGCTGCACCTAGCTTGTCTAGCATCAAGAGTTCTGCACCACAACAATATTATACACAGAACCGTATGATCTCTGCAGAGGACTATAATATCCTTCCGCAGACTACACACAGCAGTATTCAAAAGATCAAAGCAGTAAACCGTACCAGCAGTGGTGTAAGTTTATATCTTGATGCCATTGATCCAACAGGCAGCTACAGTAGCACCAATATCTTTGGCGATGATGGAGTATTATCATCAGACAACACAGTTAAGACAACTAGCTTTAACTTTTTAACTACCAACGACATTTACGAAGCAATTTACAACAAGGTAAATCCAATTGTTAATTCTTCGGAAATGAAAAACTATTATTACGCTACATTCCAACGCTATAACAGCCCACATGCCAATGTTGCTTTTGCACAAACTGGCAATTCAACTGTTACCAGCAGCGGGTACCTACAGTACAACAACAGCACACAGCAAATTGGCACAGGTACATCAGGCAACTTAAAGTATGTAGCACCGGGTGCTAGCTTAAAGTTCTCTGCACCAGCTGGTTATTATTTTGATGCACAGCACAATCTTGTACAAGGTACTCCTGGTTCGTCTAGTGATACATTGTCGTTCTATGCTGCTGTAAAGAGCACAGTAAGCAATGCTGACATCACTACTCCTAGTTTAGTTACCTTTGGTACAGTTGTTCCGACAGGTGCAGTATTGAGCGATGAGAATTTAGGCGGCGCAACTTGCATTATTCCGCCTTATAAGAATGACCTAAGCAATGAGCTAATCAGCACAATGATTAGTCAAATTCGTACCAAGGTTAACTTCGGATTGACATTTGATCAAGTTAATCAAGTCTGGGTTAACATATTGCCTGCAGATATTGGCAGTTCGACAAACTGGTTATTGAAGTTTACCTATAGCGGCGGCCAATACAATATTGATTACAAGGTAGTTGATTATGTATTTGGCAGTGTTAACAGCACCAAGTTCTATTTTGATCCAAATGCAAGGGTTTATGATTCAACTACTGGCGTAAACATTACAGACAGTATCAAGGTATTAAAGATCAATACTATGCCAAACTCATCTAACCCAATTGGACAGGATGTATTATGGCAAGTATATAACACATTAACAGCAGCCGATGGATACGTGGATGACACACAACTATTGGTAAGATGTCCTAGCACTCAGGTAGCCGGAGTACCGGACAATCCCGATTTATATTCTACGGTGGCTGGCACAGAATTAACACGAGGTGAATTGTATTTCCAATACAAGCACAATGTCCCATCACGAAACAGAATTGACCCAACACCGGTAAACATCATTGATGCTTATGTGTTGACCAATGCGTATGCATCAAGTTACCTAACTTGGTTGCGCGATTTAACTGGTAAACTAATTCAACCTGATCCTCCTCCGATCAGCAGTTTAGAAATTGACTTTGCGGATTTAAACAACTACAAAGCAGTAAGTGATTCTATTGTTTGGAATCCTGCCAAGTTTAAACCTTTGTTTGGTAATAACGAAAAAGTAGATCCTAATTTGAGAGCAGTGTTTCAAGTTGTTAAAAATCCAACCGTTGGGTTAACTGACAATGAAATTAAGACTCAAGTTGTTGCAGCAATTAATACCTACTTTGATATTAACAACTGGGACTTTGGTGAAACATTTTATTTTAGTGAACTAGCAGCATATTTGCATGCCACATTGGCTCCGAATATCTCTAGTGTTGTTATAGTTCCGACTAATAACAATCTTGTCTTTGGTAACTTCTTCCAAATCAATTCAGAACCTTGGGAAATTATTACCAGTGCAGCAACAGTTAACGATGTCGTTATTGTTTCTGCGGTAACAGCAGCATATTTAAATCTTGGTAACAATCTAGTAGGAACATTTTAATGGCGTTAAACAACACAATTAACTTTTTGCCAGGTGCATTTAGAACATCAACTAACCAACGATTCTTAGGCGCAACGTTAGATCAGCTTTATACTCAAGCAGTTAACGTGCCTATCAATGGTTATATTGGTCGTACTTTTGCACCTACGTATAAGTTACAGGACAATTATGTTCCGGAGTTAGATACTGCTAGAAAGCACTATCAACTTGAGCCATCTATTACCATTAAAGATGATAACAATAATGTAACGTTTTCGTCTGGTTATCTTGATTTGTTGAAAAGCATTGCCAACAGTAATGGCATAACAAATAACCATCAACGATTGTTCTCTGCCGAGGCATATTCATTTAACGGACACTTTGATTTTGATAAGTTTGTTAGATACTACGATTATTATTGGTTACCGTCTGGTCCGGATGCAGTTAATGTATTTGCTGGATCGGTGCCATTGCAAAATACATTTACTGTAACAAAGAATACTGACATCGGTGGATATGTATTCAGCGGAGTTGGCACACATCCTAACTTGCAATTAACTCTGGCTCGTGGCGGTACATATAAATTTGTAGTTGACCAACCTGGTTCAAAGTTCTGGATTCAAACTCAGTCCGGCGTGTCGGGCACAGATTCAAATGTGTCTACTGTTTCTACTAGACAGATATTTGGTGTGTCTAACAACGGCGATGATGTTGGTGAAGTTATTTTCCATGTACCTAGTGCAAACGCACAGGACTTTTATATTCAAATGCCTATCAAGGCAAGCCCTGCGGCAGCAGTATCATTCCATTATACTGATATCCAGGGTCAGTTGTTAAGTGATTTCTTAGCAGCACATCCAGATGGGCTAGATGGATTAGACACACAGTTTAACAACAAGACTTTTGTCTTTGTTACAAGCGATGTTGATCCAGCATTCTGGACAGTGGACAACGTTACAGTACCTGTTGAAGACCGTCGTTCAGTATGGCGTATTCAATTGAGTACCCTTAACGAAAACGATCCTGCTTGTAGAATCAACCTAATCAAGGAAGTTGCAGTATTACCACGTGAAAAGGTTTTTATCGGATCAGGTAAAACCTATGCAAGTAATCAGTTCTGGTTAGATAACAATTACAATTACACACTTGTTCCTATAATCACTGCAAACTCTGACTACTTATTTTACCAAGATGGAACAAATCCAGCATTTACTGGGCAAATTAAAATTGTCGATACTGCTGGTTCTACCATTGACGTTGATAAAGATATTACAGGTTCAGTAGGTTACACCAGCCCTAATGGCGTTAAGTTTACAAATGGTCTTAAGATCAAATTTGACTCATCTGTGGTTCCTGCTGCCTACGCAAACACTGAATTCTACGTTGAAGGCGTTGGTGTAGCTATTCGTTTAGTGCCTGTTAGCGAACTAGAAGTTGTTGAAGACTTTGGAGCATACATCACTACAACTCCAGACTATATCACTATCAATCGTGCCAGTGAAGATAGAAACCCTTGGAGCAGATACAACAGATGGTTCCATGTTGATGTTATTGATGCTACTGCGACCTATAACAATACCGCAGCAAACTATGGCCCCAACCTTCCTGCTCGTAGACCTATCATTGAATTTGATCGAGATCTTCAGTTGTTTAACACAGGTAAGCAAGCCAAGAAAAATATTGACTACATTACATTTGATGCAACTGATGCGTTCAATGAAGTTGAAGGGCAGGTATCTGCAACAGTAGATGGTGCAGTATTAAAAACAGGTGACCGTGTAGTATTTGCAAAAGATTACGACACCAACACGTTGAACAAAGTATATGAAGTTGTTATTGAAAATATCAATAGCAATAATTATGTTACTCTTGTTGAAACAAGTGACGACCCTATATTTGCTGGACAACAGGTTCTAGTATGTGGCGGAGATGTCAACAAGGCCAAGACGTTTAGATTCACTGGATCTGAATGGATCGAGTGCCAAGCCAAGACTGGTGTAAACCAAGCTCCTCTGTATGACTTAATTGACAGTAATGACTACAGCTTTAGCGATACAACCGTTTACCCTGGCAGCACATTTGCCGGCACAAAGTTCTTTGGATACACAGTTGGCACAGGATCAAATGATCCGGTACTGGGCTTCCCGTTAAAGTATCAGACTTTTAACAACGTAGGTGACATTAGTTTTACTAACTATTATGATTCGGACACATTTACATATACACTAGATCAAACAACTTATACAGTTAATGCAAACTCCGGTTATATTTTGGAAAACGACGGTCTAGCGGTCATTGACAAATATAACAACTGGACAGCTATCAGTGGTGAAACTAAACAATATCAAGTGTTTACAAAATTCTTTGATGGTTATGTCATCACCGACAACGGCGTTGAAAAAGCGTTTGTTCAAGTTGATATATTACCTGCGGCACAAACAACGGTACCACATACAAAAGTTTATTTAAACAATGCATTGTTAACTCCCAAGACTGACTACAACTTTATTAAAGTTGGTATCTATGATGTTATTGTTTTAGAAACTCTACCCGCAGTTGGAGACAAGATTGATGTATTGATCTTTAGTGATCAGGCCAGTGCAGAAAGCTTCTACGAAATTCCACGTAACCTTGAATACAATCCACTGAATGGAAACTTTAGTTCAGTTACGCTTGGCCAAATTCGTAGTCACTACGACAAGCTATTAGAAAATACCAGTGTAGTATCTAGCGGTACTATTCCGGTGCAAGACTTGTATGTAAGAGATCATACTGGTACGTTAATGCAACACAGCTCACCATTGATATATGCTGTTGGGTTTATGAATAATCCTGACATTAACTTTATCAACGGTCTATCGTTGGCCAAGAAAGAATACACCAAGTTTAAGAACAAGTTTCTGGGACTATGCAGCAGCTTAACTAACTTGAACTACAAAGATCCGGTGTCGGGTGTTGACACGATTCTTCAAACTATTAATGCAGTCAAGAACAGCAGTTTCCCTTGGTACTATAGTGATATGGTACCGCAGGGCGGAAACTTTACATCTGTAACATATGATGTACTAAACGTTAGACAAACTACATACGAAATCAGCTCTATTTTCAACAACCATGAGTTGAGTAATAGATCAATATTGATTTATCTAAATGGAGTTCAATTAATTGAAGGCACTGATTATGTATTCAGCACCATTAGTCCATCTGTTACTTTTAACGTTACATTTAACTTTGGCGATGTAATTTACATTCGTGACTACTTTAACACAGACGGCAACTATGTGCCAGAAACTCCTACTAAACTTGGATTGTATCCAAAGTTCAAGCCAGAGATTTTTGTTGATAATACATACCAAACACCTATTAGCGTAATACGTGGACACGATGGTAGTATTACCCCTGCCTTTGGCGATTTTAGAGATCAGTACATTCTAGAATTAGAAAAGCGTATCTATAACAACATCAAAGTAGACTATGCAAACAACTTTATTGACTTGTACGATGTAATCCCTGGTCGATTTAGAAAAACTGATTACTCAGATCTTGAGTTTGAAACTATTCTTAGTCAGTCATTCTCTGAATGGACTGGGCAAAATAATTTAGATTATACTTCTAACACAGTATATGATCCAAACAACTCATGGACATGGAATTACGCCAAGTTTACGGATGTAGTTGATGGGTCATATTTGCAAGGTTCGTGGCGTGCAATATATGAATATTGGTATGACACCGATACTCCGAATATTACACCATGGGCCATGTTGGGCATTAGCTCTAAGCCAAGTTGGTGGGATGGTCGTTACGGCGCAGGTCCGTATACCAGCGGCAACGCTGTATTATGGGAAGATTTAGAAAGTGGATACATCTGGAACGATGGTGCACCTTATTACGATACTAGATTTGCTCGTCCGGGACTAACATCGTTTATCCCAGTTGACAACGCTGGTAACTTGATATCACCTACTGATGTCTCGTTGGTTAAGTCAGCTAACCCACAACAAGCCGGAAAGCCATGGAGCCCCGGTGAACATGGTCCAGTTGAAATTGCATGGCGCCGCAGCGGCGACTATCCATATGCTATCCAATTGGCCATTGCATTGTCTAAGCCTGCCAAATATTTTGGTACACAGCTAGACATACATAAATTCTTTAAGAATCCGCAGACTGGTCATTTCTCAACAATTGATAATAAGAAACTCAGCCCCGATACCATTGTGGTCAACGGCGATAGTAGTTCAGTGCCTGGAACAGTTTTACGTTCAAGTGGATATATAAACTGGATTGTTGATAGTCTTACCAATCAAGGCGTTGCTGCGGTTGATAAAGTTAACACATTCTTAAAAAACATGTCAGTACAATTGACATGTAAAGTTGGCGGTTTTACTGATAAGAATTTAATTACTGTATACGCAGAACAAACTACACCAGGATCAACCAATGCCAGTGTTGTTGTTCCTGATGCTAATTATACTCTATACTTAGATTCATCTGTACCTGTTAACACAGTTACATACAGTGCAGTTATTGTTGAAAAGACATTGTCGGGATATTCAGTAACCGGTTACGATACTTCTAAGCCGTTCTTTACAATATACCCAAGCGTTATTGATGCTAATTTCCAAACTGCCACTATTAATTCTGCATCTGCTAAGATTTACAGTTCTGCATCCGCGGACCCAGTGTTAATTCCTTATGGTACTGAGTTCACTAGTATCCAACAGGTAGCAGACTTCTTAATAAGCTACGAGCGTTTCTTAACCAAGCAAGGGTTTGTGTTTACACAATTTGACACAGACTTGCAAACAGAAAGAAATTGGACATTAAGTGTTAACGAATTACTATACTGGAGCCAACAAGGTTGGAGCGCAAATAGTATCATCGTATTAAACCCTATTTCAAGTAAATTGAACTTGTCTACACAGGGCAGCATTGTTGGTGAAATCAGTAATCTAACAAATGGCAGCAAAATATTAGATCAGAACTTCTTGCCTATCAAGACCAGCAACTTCAACATCATTAGAACTGATGAGCCAGTTGTGGGAAATAATTTCTATATCTCAACACTAGACGGAACAGGTATCTGTTTCGCTAGATTTGATTTAATCCAGTTTGAACACGTATTGGTATTTGACAACATTAGTGAATTTGGAGACATCTTCTATATTCCGACTTTGGGTACAAGACAAAATCGTTTGAAACTAAATGGCGTTAAGACTGGTATCTGGACCGGCGCATTAAGCGCACCTGGATATATGTACAATGATCCTAACATTCCAGAATGGACACAAGGTAAGGATTATAAGATTGGTGATTTAGTAACCTACAACAGTTATTATTACACTGCCACAAAGGATATGCCTGCTTTATTAAAGTTTGATCCAACACTATGGACCAAGATTAACAAGTCTGATATCAAGACTGGCTTGTTACCTAGCCTTGGACACAACGCCCAGAAGTTTGAAAACATCTACGATATTGACAAACCGCCTGTTGACGAAACATTACAAAACTTTAGTGCAGGTTTAATTGGCTTTAGACCGAGACCGTATCTAACTGATCTCGGTATCAGTATTCCAACTCAGACCAAGTTATATCAAGGATATATTAAAGAAAAGGGCAGCTTGAATTCAATCACCGCATTGACCAAAGCCAACTTTAACAACGTTACTGGTAATATCAATATACATGAAGAGTGGGCATTTAGAGTTGGTTTATATGGCGGCGTAAACAGCAATACATTTACTGAATTTGTATTGGACCAAAGCACCTTTAATTCTAATCCAGTTGCATTTACTTTCACTGACAACGAATACAGCACAGGTAACATTATTGTTAACCTTTCAACTGCGTCTAATGTATATAACGCAAGCAACGTATCTAATGTCAGTACCAACATCTATGGTAACAGAGCGAATCATGCATACATGACTGATTTGCCTAGCGTTGGATATATGAACGCAGAAGATGTTGACTATTCAGTATTTGATATCAACAAGTTTACTGATCCTTTGACTAAACTAGGCTCCGGTGACAAAGTATGGGTTGCCAAGGACGGCACCGGTCAGTGGGATATTTTACGAGTTAACGAAACTGACATTAATGCAGTTGCAGTAACTTACACACTAGACACATTTGCTCAGTTGCAGTTCAATGACCACCATCCGTTTGTTGAAAACGATGCACTGGTTCTAAAATACTTTGACCCAGACTTTGATGGTGTTTACAAAGTATTGTCGGTTCCTAACTTGTTGACTGTTACAATTGAAATTAAAAACGAAGTTGCTCTTAAGAGATTACTTAGAGGACTTAGCTTGTCTGGCAATGGTATTGTGTATTCATTGGTATCTGCAAAGATCAATTCTATCACAGATCTAGCAGTTAACACAATACCTAAACACGGTTGGATAGAAAACGATCGTGTATGGGTCGACAGTGCAACAACTGACGGTTGGGGTGTTTACACTTACACAACTCCGTGGCCAGAAACTGGCTTAACTCACTTGACTGCTAACGTTGCACAAGGCAATGATAAATTTGGTACCAGCGTAAAAATCAGCAGCAACAATAATTACGTTTATGTTGGTAACCCTGGCAACAAGAGTGTTCAGGTATTTGCCAACGTAGCAGGTACATTGCATGCCAATGTAACCGTGTCAAATGCTATTGCAAACTTTGGTAGCGTGGTCGAGTCACAAGGTAACTTATTGATTGTTGGTAGTACCACAGATGCCAACGTTCACGTTTATAGACACTGGGCTAACGCTACAGTAACTAAACTACAAACTATCAAGAGTGCCAACGTTACAGCAATTAACAGCATTAGCTTGAGCTCTGACTTAAAGCACCTGTACATCGGCGATGCAACTAATAACATTGTAGAAGCATATTATACACAAACAGCAGATACATTTGGATGGGTATCAAAGCATACCGGACCAGTGGCATCTAAGTTTGGTAGCGTGGTAAAAGTAAACAGCAATGGTACCAAGGTATTTGTATCTGCACCCGAAGCCACTAACGTATTTGCCAAGGCGGGTAACGTGTATGTTTATAACGGAAATACTTTTGCAACAGCACAGGCCACTATCTCTAGTCAATCTAAGAATGACAGTGCCTTGTTTGGTTATAGCTTAGACATTGATGCTACAGGTACTAACTTATTAATTGGTATTCCTGGGTCAAGCGAATCAGGGCAGGCCAATGGTGCACTTGAGCGTTATGCATTGAATGGCAGCACATACAATTACACACAGTTACTAACACAACCTACCATGGACATAGGCCGTTTTGGCGTAAGTGTAAGTGTCAGCAGCGATGCCGCAGTATTGGCCGTTGGTAGCCAAGGCAGCTCTACTGATGAGCACACATACTTTGATGAGTTCGCTACAATAATTGACAGCGATACTACAAAGTTTGTTGATGAGATTTATGACAGCGGCGTAACCTACGTATTTGAAAATCAAATTGATCAAAGCCAAGTTGGTAATGCTGGTCAATATGTATTTGCACACGAGTTAGAAGCACAACTAAGTGCAGGCGACTTGTTTGGTTCATCAGTTGATGTATCAAGAACATTGATTGTTGCTGGTGCACCTGGATCTAACGCTACTGCTGGCTCAGCTTATACTTACAATAACTTATTGGGTAAGTTGGGTTGGACTTTGACAAGACAGCAACAGGCCAAAGTTGATATTGACACTATTAGTCGTACATTTATCTATAACAAGACTGACAACAACATTCTTGCAGCATTGGACTTTATTGATCCAGCCAAAGGCAAGTTGTTAAGCACAATTGATAAAGACATTGACTTTAAAGTAATCGCTGATCCTGCAATGTACAACGCAGGTACAGGCGTTGTTTCTCCTGACTTGCATTGGGGTGCAAACCAAGTTGGTAAGATTTGGTGGAATTTGGATTCTATTCGTTACATTGATTACGAACAGGATGCATTGATCTATAGACTCACACGTTGGGGGCAAACATTCCCGGGCAGCAGTGTTGACGTATACGAGTGGGTAGAAAGCACCACTGTTCCAAGTCAGTATACTGGTTCTGGTACTCCGTTACACGCAGACGACAGCGCATATTGTACTTCTGGATATGTTGACCAAGGCGGCAATATCAAATTGAAGTACTATTTCTGGGTATCAAACAGAGATATTATTAATACCCGTGCTGGCAAGAGCAACAGCGTCGTGGCCATTGCTAATGCAATTGAAAGCCCAGCTGAGCAAGGTATTCCTTATGCAACAGTACTTCGTAATGACAGTATTGCTATGTACAATGTGAACCAGTTATTAACTGGTCAAAATTCAATATTGCACCTAGGGACACAGATTGGCGAACAGAAACTAATTCATAGTGAATATGCGTTAGTTCAAGAAGGTAACACTACTAATCCAATTCCTGCTCAATTGATCAACAAGCTCAATGACAGTTTGTCTGGTATTGATGCAAACGGAAATCCTGTGCCAGACCCATCCTTGCCAGTAAGCCAACGTTACGGCATCGGCAATCGTCCTGTGCAAACAATGATCATGCGTAAAGATGATGCATTGTACAACGTCATTTACTTGATCAATAACTTCTTGGCCGAGTATCCAACGGTTATCAGAAAGCCACTGACTTTAATGAACAGTAGCGAACCTGTGCCGGCAGCAGATTCTGGCGAATACGATTTATCAGTTGATACGTTTATTGAATTATCTTACATTAATCCAAATAAGTTATCAGTTGGTACTAAAGTAATTGTACTCGATGATGTTAACTACTCTACTAAGTGGGCTATCTACACATGGAATGGTACTGCGTTTAACTCTGAACCTCGAGTACAGAGTTTCAAGACCAGTTTGTACTGGTATTACACAGATTGGTTTGATAGTTCGTATGACCCAACCTCAACCCCGGACTTGACCGTTGCAAACAACTTAGAGTTTGGTAAGTTAACACTACAACCTAATACATATATCAAGGTGTTAGATGACGGACATGGCAAATTCTTAGTATATCACATTGATAGTTCTTTGAAGTTAAACTTGGTTGGTATTGAATCGGGTACTATTCAAGTATTGTCCAACGTTATGCCACCTGCAAAAGAAACTCGTCAGATGTTGTTGGCCATGAAGCAAGAGATATTTACTGATGATATTGCAAGTGAATACAACAAGATTTTCTTTACAATTATCAAGTATATCTTAACAGAACAGCGTAACGTTGATTGGTTATTTAAGACCAGCTTTATTAACGCTATACAACATATTCGTAAGTTGGAGCAGTTCCCGGCATATATTTCTGACAACCAAAACTTCTATGTTGATTATATCAACGAAGTTAAACCATACAGAACTATTATTCGCGAGTTTGTAGTTGACTACGAACGTCAAGATCAATTTGATGGAGATATTACAGACTTTGACTTGCCACCATACTGGGATAGTAACGTAAATGTTTACAGAAGCCCAAGCGGTGAATTGTCGTCAGACGCAGCAAAGTTACAAACTGGAGTATATAGCCAGTGGGCAAACAATTATGCATACAAGGTAGTAGATACTATTATTGAGCGTCCCGGTACAGGTTACTTGTTACCACCGCAAATTTCTTTTGTTGGTGGCAATGGTAAAGGAGCCGAAGGGTATGCTGAAGTAAATGCATATGGTCAGCTATCTGGCATTGTTATTACTAACCCAGGTTCTGGATACACTAGTATTCCGACTATTGTTATCAATGGCACTGGCACAGGCGCAGTAGCAAGAGCTGTACTACGTAACATCTTTGACGGTAACAATACCGGACACAACGTTGTTCGTAGCGTTAAGACAAAAATCAAGTTTGATAGAACTTCGTATACTACATCAAATGTATTCCAACCATGGGATGAAGTTGTTGCAGGACAAGTTATTGCAGCAAACACAATCATACGTCTAGACGAGATATTGTACAAATTAGATCAGAACGACTATACAATTGATGCCAATGTAGAGTTCCCGATTGCTAACGTAACTCAAATCGGTGCAGGAGACTTTACTTCTGCAAATGATAGAATTACTGCGTTTAACGGCAACGTTGATCTAAGTCTATATGTTGATGGTATTAGTTATCCTGGTGTAATCGTTGATGGCAATACCGCAGAGCTTTGGACTGCTAACCTTGTAGTGTTCCCGGACAAGTTAATTACATACGGTGGTAACTTGTACTTGACAACTGGCAACGTATTTGATGCCGGTGGTTCGTTTGCAAATATATCTGCCAACGTTGAGCAAGTATATGCAGACTCGATGACTAAGGTTGGTATCAACACAGACAGCATAATTCAAAGTCGCTTTACTGATGCACTGGGAGTTGACCCTAGCGACATCTTAATTGATGGCGGAGCATATGTTGATACGTATGAAAGCCACGCCCCAGAAGAATTAGTACCGGGCCAGATGTTTGACAGTGTAAACATTAGTGTATTCTCTAATGTTAGCCCGACTGTTAACGACTATGCATTTAGATTGTTTGACGATTTAAACCAAGGTCGGCATTTCTATAGAATTGCAGCAGCCAACACAACCACATTAAGTCAAACTCTGCACTTGACAGATACAGTGGTACACTTAACTGATGCATCAGTATTACCACAAGCCAACCCTGATATGGCTATTCCCGGCGTACTGTTTGTAAACGGCGAAAAGATTACCTACTACAGAAATTACAGTCATGACACAGTAACTCCGTGGACTGCTAACCTAACTGTTACAACGGGGTCATTGATTTCTTATAGCGGAAATACTTATGTCACAACTGGCAACGTATATGGTGCAACATTTAATGTTGTGGCAACCAATGCAGAAATCATTGACGTTAACTCAGTTACACAAATACGTCGTGGTGTAGATGGTACTCCGACATTAGTACAAGCACAGGGCAGCATTGCAACAGACGGAAGTCGTCAGCAAGTTGTGCCAAACTCAACTGTTACTAAATCAAATGTTGGTGCAAGCCCTGCAACTTACACCGTTACTGGAAACGTAAGTTACCTACTAACTGCAACACATGCAATCAGCGCCAATATTGGGGAATTTATTACCCAAGTTGGATCTAGTGCCAATGTTCGTTTGTTGGAAACTGTGCACAATGCCAATATTGTTGCAGTAGTTGGAGTAGGCCCAACTACTACCTGGAACACAGGAAACTTAATTGTCAACGGAGTTACAACCATAGCCAATAAAGTTTCTTATAACCCAATTGGTATGGTAAACACAGCAGGTCAAGTAACTCTTGCTGCCAATACAGACATTGCTACAGGGGAAATTTGGTACGATGTTGGTGTAGGCACAGCAACAACAGGTAATGGTTTGATAAACAGTCATACGTTTGCATCAGACTTCTTGCTTAATAGCCCAGGGTATATGCCATGATAAATACTGATAAATCTCATATGTCAAACACAAATTCAGATAGAATAGAGGAAAAAACAGTGGAACAAGTGAAAAAAGTACCAGACGAACACTCTGGAATATATGTAAGGGGTCATATTAAAATCTTCAACCCCGAAACCGGCGAAGTTTTTATCGACAAGCCCAATGCCATTCACTATGAAAACTTTAGTGTAGCCCTAGCTAATTCTATCGCTAATAAAGGTCAAAATTTCATATATGAGATGGTGTTTGGCAATGGCGGAACTAGCGTAGACCCAACGGGTATTATTACCTATCTACCAACAAACACAGTGGGACAGAATACCAATTTGTACAATCCCACATATAGCAAAATTGTTGATGATACCAGTATTGCCAACTTGGATCCAAGTAATAACAAAATGACCATTGCCCATATTCCTGGAGCATTGTACACAGACATCTTAGTTAGTTGCTTATTAGATTACGGCGAGCCAAGTGGTCAAGCTGCATTTGACAACAGTCAAAACCTTGATGGAGAATATGTATTTGATGAACTAGGACTACGTGGTCACAGTACAGACGGCACAGTCGGTCTAACCAGTACTGGGCTATTATTAACTCACGTGGTATTCCACCCAGTACAAAAAGCTCTAAACCGTTTAATTCAAATTGACTATACAGTGCGTATTCAAACATTGACAAATCTAAGTTCAATAGGATAATGCAATGAGTTATATTATTAACAAAACTAACGGTGATGTTCTAGTAGAATTATTTGACGGAACAACTAATACTGAAACTGGATTAACATTAATTGGTCGCAATTATGTTAGTTACGGCGAAATTCAAAACGAAAACTTTCTTCGTCTATTAGAGAATTTTGCAGATAATATTCCTCCAGGACAAAGTGTGGGCTTTGCTCCTATTGCAGGCACATTATGGTGGGACACAGGTAATCAAAGATTAAATGTTTACAACGGTGTTAACTTTATTCCAGTTAGCGAACAAACAGTTGCTAATGTTGCACCTACTATTAAAAAAACAGGAGACCAATGGTGGGACACTGTTAACAGTCAATTAAAAGTTTGGACTGGCACTGGCTGGCAATTAATTGGTCCAGTATATTCTACTGGTCAAGGCACATCGGGCCCTGTAGTTGAAACTATATTGGACTCCAACTCAGATAGTAGAGTAGTATTAGTAACCTACAGTGGTGGTAATGTAGTATCTATCACTAGTGGGTATACTTCTGCGTTTACTCCATTAAGTCCAGTTACTGGATTTACAACTATAAATCCAGGTATAAATTTAATCAACGGTACTATGATAAATGGTACAGCAACTAACAGCGTAAGCGTAGGCGGCCTATTTGCCAACGTATTTGCTCGAGTTGACGCTAATACTACATTTACCAAAGACGTTGCTATTACTGGTACCGCATCTTTTACTGATGCAAATATTTACTTTGGTAACAAGTCTTTAAACATACAAAACAAGAACTTCAATGGTAACATTGAATTGTATGTCAACGGAGCTAGCGGTAACGTTCGTGCAGTGCAAGTTGATGGCTCAACTGGGTTGTCTTATGTAACTGGCTCCCCCACTAAAGAGATGGGCATTGCTAATAAAGGCTATGTTGATTTAGTTAACAGTACCTTGACCAATATTGTTGAGACTCAAATTAGTCAAATCAACGGAAACGTAACACAGGTTAACCAAGATCTTAGTGCTAGCATTAGTGCACTTACACTGTCTACTAATGCAAACTTAAATCTTGCGGTGTCATCTATTAACACTGACATTTCTACGTTAACCGGACAAGTAAATTCCCAGTTTGCAGCAGCAACAGCCAATGCAGTAGCACAATCACAAAGTATTACCAATTTAAACAACGCTGTTGTGTTATTGGCTCCGATTAACAATCCAACCTTAACAGGAATTGCAAGTGCACCGGATCCAGTGACTGGAGCAAATAGTACACAAATTGCAACAACAAGTTTTGTATCAAATGCTGCGGCAGTAATAACAACAGATTACTCGTCAAGAATAAGTCAGTTATCAGATACAACCGCAGTAAACTTAGCAAACGGTCTTGCGCTGAAAGCAAACCTAGCAAGTCCAGTATTAACTGGTGTACCAATGGCGCCTACTCCTACAGCAGGTAACAGCAGTACAATGATTGCTACTACAGCTTTTGTGAATACATCTATTGCAGCAAAGCAGTTTAACTACACTGTGGCAACAACAGGTCCCGGTGATACATCTGGTGTTATTTCTAGTACCAACGGTGCAGCGGGTAACAACGGCGACTTCTGGTTCCAGATTGGATAATCAATGACATATAATCGCGGACTGTATGTAAAGTCTTCCACAACACGCCAACACATTTATGCAGACCTAGACATAACTGTCAAAGGTGGCGGCGGTGGTAAAGGTGGTAACGACTCTGCTGCTGGTTATCCGGGATATCCGGGAGCAACTGTTACAGGTACATTAACTGTAAACCTGAACGAGTCTCTTGTTATTGACATTGGACTCGGTGGAGAACAAGGTTACGGTGGCAGTGGCGTCCGTGGCGGATATGCAGGTACAAGTTCAAATGGATTCAATGGCGGTCGCGGCGGCCGTTCTGGCCCTGCTGGCACAAGTGGTTCGGGCGGCGCCGGTGGCGCAGCTACTTCGATAAAATATAACGGCGAATTATTTATTGTTGCTGCTGGCGGCGGCGGTGGCGGTGGCGGTGGCAACGGTCCACCGGGCGTAGCTACCTCGGGTGGATATACTGATACTCCAGTTGGCGGCCAAGGACCCGATAAAGGGGGCGACGGCGGAGGCGGAGGCGGAGGCGGAGGCGGCTACCCATATGGCGGCGCTGCGGGCCCGCTTAGGGGCGGAGATAGTGGAGCATACTCTGGCGGAACAGGTCAAAGTTTAATCCCATCTGGATTTGCAAATTCTACCAGCTCGTCGATGAATTACGCTTCTGGGCCCAACGGGATTACAGAATTCAAATATCTATCGGTTACTGGAAAACCATACTTTCAGGGCGGGACAGTTACATATGGCGAAACCTTTATTGATTTTTATGGTCAAGAAGTTAGGTACATAACACATACGTTTAACACATCAGGTAGGTTAGTTGGGCTAGGGCCAGCAGTGCCAGCACAAGTAGATTGGCAACAGCTAATTGAGGGTAAAGTAAAAGTTGGACCCGACTGGAAAAATATAAGCAACATCTATAGAAATGTCGACGGTCAGTGGAAAAAGGTATATCCGTCTAGTGGCCTGGTTGAAAGATCAACTCCCGGTCAATCTTATACGTTTGTTGTACCTCCGGGTATCTACTCAGTGAATCTTCACATGATCAGTGGTGGTGGTGGTGGCGCAGGATGTCAAGACAACGAAGAACCAGTATGGACCGGCAGCGGCGGCGGCAGCGGCAACTTGGTTAATACAACAGTAAATGTTACTCCGGGTCAGACTATAAGATACTATGTAGGGCGCGGAGGCAACGGTGGCGGCGTCGGATCCGGGGGTAATTCGGGAGAATCTACATCATTTGGTACTACGACTGCTCCGGGCGGCGGCGGTGGTGGAATTGGTAGCGGAACAGGCGGTACTGGCACTAACCCCGGAACAAACGGCACTTATGTAAACGATGACCGGGACGGCTGGAATCAAAGTGGTGGTGCAGGCGGCGCAGCAGTTGAGGGCTATGCCAGTGGCGGTACAGGCGGCAGCTACAGCGAAGACGGCGAATATGGTACAGCAGGTACAAGCGGAACATCTGGGTTTATACGTATAACCTGGGGATAAGATTAGTTGTATTTTAGATAAGTAAGTAAAAGAGAACAAGAACCATGGCGTATACAATCATTAAAAGTGATGGAACAGAACTAGTTACTATCCCTGATGGAAGTGCAGATAGCACAACCAGTTTGACTTTACCGGGGCCGAACTACGTGGGTTACGGCGAAAAATTAAACGAAAATTTAGTTTATCTACTAGAAAATTTCTCATCCAATATTGCTCCCGGGGGTGTTAACCTTGAAGGGCAGCTATGGTACGACAAATACAACCAGAAACTAAACGTATTCACACCCAACGGTTACAAATCGGTAGCTGGTATCACTAACGCGGGCATCCAGCCAGTAAACACCACCAATGGTGATGTTTGGTTTAATACAGTAACAGAACAAACTTTTATCAAGGACGCTGGTACATTTAAGCTAGTTGGCCCAATTTATACAAAGCAATTAGGTGTAAGCGGTGCTATCCCGGACACAGTCAATGATGGCATTACCATTGGCACAACGCATAACATTATTAAACTACAGGTTGGTAACGTATTAATCGCTACAGTCAGTAATGATTCTGATTTTACCCCAAGCCCTCCGATAACCGGGTTCCCTACTATCAACTCTGGTATTACTTTTAATTCTGAAATTAGACCCAGTATTAACGCCAACATACATGGCGTTGTGCTTGGTAGTTTAATTGGCACAGTAAACGGGCAAGTAACTGGATCACTAATTGGCCCAGTAACAGGTGATGTAACCGGAACAGTAACTGGATCACTAATTGGCCCAGTAACGGGTGACGTAACGGGCAATATCAGTGGCACAACAGCTAGCGTTGCCTCGTTAGTTGCAAGCACTGCCACAATCAATGGTGGAACATTATCTGGATTGACAGCAGTAGCTACATCGGCACTAACAGTTACTAACTTAACAGCAGCAACCGGCACAGTTGGTAATATTACATCGTCAAACGTACAAATTACAGGCGGCAACGTAACTCAATTGAATTCAATGAGTGCTACTGCGGCAACTGTTAATACCTTGTCGGTACTATCTAGCATATCAGCTAGTGGCGGGTCAATGTCCGGCCTAACTAATATGTCTAGTACATCAGCTGATATCACTAACTTATCAACGAGTAATATTCGTGCAACCAGCGGCACAGTAACAGGGTTAACATCATTAATCAGCACAACTGGTTCTATAACTAACTTTAGTTCGTCGAACGTTGCTATTACAGGTGGTGCTATAACACAAGTAGCAGGTAGTGCTACTACATTGGTAGTTACTAATTTAAGTACAGGTAATGCACGTATAACTGGTGGCAATATATCACAAGTAACTGGAGTAAACAATGTGTTTACATCAGCAAACTTAATAACATCGTCTGCTACTACTATGCCAAGCTCGGCTAGTAACACTGCAATTGCAACCACAGAGTTTGTGCATTCAGTAGTACCAAGAGGTGTTATATGGATGTGGAACAGTACCGCAGCAAGTATCCCAGCTGGGTTCCAACTATGTGACGGAACAAACAATACTCCGGACTTGCGTGATAGATTTATTGTGGGCGCAGGTAACCTTTACGCATTTGGTGCCAACGGTGGCGCAGCAACAACTACACTGTCATTGGGCAATATGCCTTCGCACACTCACACAGCGAATTCTGCGTTTACTGGAACCGCACTCGGTTCGCATACGCATACTATCACTGATCCTGGGCATACTCACAATTATACAAAGTTATCATTAGTCGGCGGAACCTCGTCGGGTCCGGACTCCAATTGGTGGAGCGCATCAACACAGAGTACATCATCGGCATCAACTGGCATCTCTTTAGCAGGAGCATCAGCAGGTACACCAGCTGGTACAGTAGTAACAACTGTAGCCAATACAGGGGCAACTGTGCCAGCCAGCATTGATAATAGACCTCCGTTCTATTCGTTGTGTTACATACAAAAGATGGTGTAATAAACCCATAAATATAACAAGTAATCAAAGGATAATACGTGGCGTATACAATTAATTTAACTAACGGAAACAGCCTAATTCCAGGCGGGCTATCTGATGGTACCTACGATAACTCCCATTCTAGTCTAGTTTTAATTGGTAAGAACTACGCAGGATATGGCGAGTTTTTAAATGAGAATTTTGTCAGACTGTTGGAAAACTTTGCCAACAGTTCTGGACCCCCTAACCCCTTAAAAGGACAGTTGTGGTGGGACACGATCAATAACATTCTTAAAGTATATTCTGGTACCAGCTGGAAAATTAGTACAGGTGCAACCAGTGCGCCAGCTAATAGTCCCCCGGGCGATCTAAGTGCATTAGGTGGCGACTTATGGTTTGACACAACTAATAATCAGCTAAAAGTATATTCTGGCACCAGCTGGGTTACGGTAGGACCGGCTGCAAGTGCAGCAACAGGAGACACCGGTGCGTTCCCGGTAATTATGGCTGACAGCTCAGGTGGTGGCCACATCGTTATACAATTACGTTTTAGTGGTGTAGTGTACGCTATATTCTCTAAAGACACATTTACTTCAGCTATGCCTGGGTTTGTTACAATCAAAGCTGGTTTGAATTTTAGCACCACCGCTAGCCCAAGTTGGGTATTAAGCACACAAGACGTAGCAGCCACAGCTGGTACACTAGTTCAGCGCGATGCAGGCGGTGGTATTACAGTTAACGGTATTTCGTCTACATCAATTAGCACAGCTAGCTTAACGGCTACAGCTATTGCTGGCAACATCACAATCCCAACCGGATCAACATTTACCTCAACTGGGTTTTCATCATATAACGGACTTGAATTAGCCACTGTTGGCGGTACAGGTCAATTTAGCGCCATTAATAATACCCCAATCGGTAACGCCACGCCGAGCACAGGACAATTTACATCATTGAGCATTACAGGTACACAAGGTGTAACGTTGGGCGTCGGCGGCATCAAGCCAGTGGGCAATGCCAACATTGATGTTGGTACTACTAGTTATTATTTCAACAATGTTTACACAAAGAATCTAACAGCCATTGCAAATATTGCTCCTACTGGTAACTTGGGCGCCACTCTCGGGTCGTCTACTAATTGGTTTAGTGATGGCTACATTGGGTCCGTTAATATATTAACAGGTATTACTCCCGCAGCAAACGTGGCAGCAGACCTAGGATCGTCTGGTAACTATTTTAACAATGGTTATTTAAATGCCATGTCTATTGTACGTAGCATCACTCCGCTAGCAAACTTAAATGCAACACTAGGTTCTTCTACTCGTTATTTTGCTCAGACTTACTCGAACGTAGTGACCGCAGCCAGTGCAGTGGTTGACACAATAACATTGTCGGGAAATATAGTACCAACAAGCAATTTGGCATCTAATTTAGGTTCAAGTACAAATTGGTTTAACAACATTTATGGTACCGCTATTCATGCACAATACGCCGACTTGGCAGAACGCTTTGAAGCAGATGCAGAATATGATGCAGGAACAGTTGTTGAAATGGGCGGCGAGAAAGAAATTACAGCAGTTGGACAAGATTTAAGCGATTCTGTCTTTGGCGTCATAAGTACAAAAGCAGCATATCTAATGAATTCTGGTGCAGGCACAGACAAAACCCACCCCCCAATTGCAGTACAAGGACGAGTTCCAGTTAAAGTAGTTGGCGCAGTACGCAAAGGTGATCGTTTGGTTAGCGCAGGAAACGGTATGGCTAGAGCTGGTAAAAAAGAAGAAATTACAACATGGAATGTAATTGGTAGGGCTCTAGAGCACAAAACAACAAATGGCCCCGGCGTAATCGAAGCCGTGGTAAAATTAAATTCGTAAGGATACAAGTAATGTCATATTCGCAAGGCGGCCTAATTCAAGCTACTGACTACAACACAATAGTTGGTACAAGTCCTAGTAGCACAATTAACACAATTAACACTGTATGGGCAGTTGGAAGCGGTTCTGCTGGTTATGGACAAACAGCAGTGAGTCAAGTATCTGTGGCTAGTACAGTTACAGCTACCCAATGGGCTTCACTTATCAACAGTTTAAACAGTATAATCAAGCACCAATCGGGGTCAAATACAATTTATTCTGCTCCGACTGCTGGTACAACTGTTAATTACTTACAGTTTCTAACCGCCAACGTTACTACTGCATATAATAACAGACTTACTTTTGCTAGTAACTCTGCTGTCACTGCCGGGTCGGCACTATCGACTCCGTGGACATTAGCAGTTGCTAACGCAGGCAGCAACCCACCAACTGGTGGCACTGCTAGAACATCTGTGACACGATCATTTGGTGTACGTGCAGCTTTTGCATCAGCCGATCAAGCACGTTATTTCTTTAATGCCGGCGGAAGATTAAAATTAAACTGTTCGGGCACACAAAACGCAAGTACAACTGCTAGAACAAACGAAATCATTTCTTTAATTGGTTTCATGGGCGGAGTTGGTTTGTTTGCAGCCAACACCAATGGCGGCCGCACTGGCACTGGCGGTACGTTGGGCACCAACGATACCACAAAAGGTTACTACACAACAACATACAACTCTAACGTAACTGTTGTTAGCGTAACCAGTACTACTACAAACTATACCGCAGACACTGGTTCCATTGCTGTTAACGTCAACGGTACCAAAGGATCAAATAATGACAACGGTACCAACGTAGACTTCTGGTTAACATTAACTACCAACTCTGGAACAGACGGCACAACTGGAACATTTGGTTTTGATGACTCGTTTGGTGTAAACGTAATCAACTCAATTGATATCTCGTACCCAGAAACTACCAACTTGAGTAACACCTGGGGCACTGTAACTATCTCGGCTTTGTAATAGATTGACATAACACGTAGTCTGTTGTAAAATAGGCTACGTTTCCTTATGTTTACCTATGAGCTCAGAAGTTACTAATCTAATTAACGAAATTCGTTTAGCCACGGACTTTCAAACAAACAAAAAAATCCTTCGGGAAAAAATCCAAACAGACTTACACATAGCACACAACGGTGGGCTATTTAAAGTGACGCCGGAACTATTGGCGTTTGTTAAGTCTATGCCAATCGATGTTATCTATTTGGAAGATGCATACCAAAATCCAATTGAAGTAGATAGGCAAGTGTTCTTAGTAACTGCACAGCAGCACTATCATAGAGTAATGAATGAGTGGCACCAACAATATGCAGAACTCAAAAAAATTAGAAAAATCTAAAGGCATAGTTGCCTTTGCCTATAACACTAATCAAGTTGATTATGTTGCGATTGCAGAAAAAACTCTTTCTGTTGCAAGCCGCATATTAGGATTACCATATACTGTTATCTCCGACAACTATGCAGCAGAGTTTAACAATACTAGATATAGCATTGACACTGATAGCTTTGTGCAGTGGAAGAACATTGGCAGAAGTGCAGCATACGACCTAAGTCCCTACGATGAAACATTGGTCATTGATGTTGACTACATTGTGCAAGATACCAATCTGTTAAAGATATTTAAGCAGTCGTGGGATTACCTTTTGCTCAGACACAGCAACTCATTGACTCAAGAATACAATGAGTACATGGGCAATAACAGTTTACCGTATGTATGGGCCACAGTGTTTGCATTCCGAAAAACAGACAGAGCAAAACAATATTTTGACCTAGTTAAACGAATACAACACAATTACGAATACTACAAAGCATTGTTTAATGTACAAGGTGGCTCATTTAGAAATGATTACGCATTTTCCATGGCAGACATAATTTTAAATGGATATACTGTATCTGACATAGGGATTCCTGGCACTATGTTGACGGTTGATACGCCTATTAACAGCATTACAATAAAAGACAATTTTCTAGTGATCAAAGACGACTTTAAATCATACGTGGTTCCTAGAACAAACTTGCATATTATGAGCAAGAGGTATCTACAAAGCGAAGACTTTCAAAAGTTTATAGAAAATGTCACAGCATAAAGAACAGCAAGGTTATTTGACCTTTGCGAAAAACACAGACATTGATTATTTGCACCTTGCATATGTTCAGGCTCTAAACGTAAAAGCTACACAAAAGATCAATCGGTACGCAGTAGTAGTTGACAGTAATACCAACGCATTGATTACAGATCTACATCGTGCAGTATTTGATTATATTATTGTGCATGACAGTAATGGCCCATTTGATGCAGAGGCCATGGCATTTTGGTTAACACCGTTTAAAGAAACAATCAAGTTAGAAAGTGACCTATTGTTTACACGCAGTATTGACCATTGGTGGGACACTTTTAGATTACGTGATGTTGTATTAAGTACTGGGTGCAGAAATTATGAGCAGAAGTTAAGCAGTTGCCGCGAATATAGATCAATATTTGACAACAACAGTTTACCCGATGTCTATAACGGGTTGATGTACTTTAGATTTAGTAATACTGCTAGAAACTTTTTCTTTACTGCCAGACAAATCTTTGAACAATGGGATTCTGTGCAACAAGAGTTAGTTAAATGTGACCAAACGCCTACGACAGATGTAGTGTATGCCATTGCTGCAAAAGTTATTGGCAACGAATTGTGCACACTGCCAATTGACTACATTAATTTTGTGCACATGAAGCCAGCAGTAAATGGGTATGCAGAAACTCAAACATTTAGTGATGTTTATACAACTGTGTTTGACCACGGAATGATACGAGTCAACAACATTAACCAATACCACCCATTTCATTATTACGTAAAAGATTTTGTAACAGACGAGATGATTGATTACTATGCTAGATCCAGAATTTCTTAAAGCATTAGAAATGGTTGCCGAGCAAGAGCGACTAAAGCCTATACCATTTAAACAGTATCGGTTGTACTATAATGAAGATGGTACTATAATAGGTATGTGGGAGTACGATCACCCAATTGGTGACAATTTTGTTGTATTAGATCATCCTGACATATTTAACAAAGCAAACACACAGCTCATGCGTGTGGTTAAGGGCAAGTTAACACAGTTAGATCCTTCTGCACCGTTAAAGTCACGACTTAAAAGATCAACTACAGGACAACCAGTAGTTAAGAACCACCCTGCTATTGCTCTTAATCAAGACGAAGAATATACAGACGTTGAGCACTATGACCGAAATAATTGATGTTGCAGATTTAGACTGCATCTACTTAACATATGACGAACCAAAAAAAGAAGAGTTCTGGGTCACTATTCAGAATATTGTTCCTTGGGCGAAAAGGGTTGATGGAGTACTGGGTAGTGACGCAGCTCACAAAGCCGCTGCTGATGCCTCAGATACGGAAAGATTTATACTCATTGACGGAGATAACATCCCCGATGCTGCATTTTTTAATCAGCAGCTTACTCTGGATGCGAATAATCATGATTGCGTTTTTCGATGGAGAGCACGTAACAATATAAATGGACTTCAGTATGGAAACGGCGGCATTTCGAGTTGGACTAAAGATTTTGTTTATAGCATGCGGACTCACGAAGCCTCGGACGGGTCCGATGAGACGCTTGTGGAATTTTGCTTTCACCCGAAGTATTGGGCAATGGCGGATGTATGTTCAACAACATATCCAAACGGAAGTGCCTACCAGGCCTGGCGTGCAGGGTTTCGTGAAGGTGTTAAGATGTGTTTGGACCGAGGAGCTAGGCCCAGCCTTTTAAACTTCACCTCAAGGATTGTCTCTAGGAACTACGATAACTTATGCATCTGGCAGTCAGTTGGGCAAGACGTGGATCACGG